CAGCCAGTTGAGGGGTTCAACACTTCTGACTTGGCATGGGGCACCGCAAGTGCGCAATCCGTTACGTTGTCGTTTCGGGTTCGCAGCTCTTTGACAGGAAGTTTTGGCGGAGTCATCTTAAACGGCGCATACAACCGTTCTTATGCGTTTAGCTTTTCGATCAGCGCAGCTAATACATGGGAGCAGAAAACTATAACGATTGCAGGGGATACCACAGGGACTTGGCTGACAACCAACGGCGTTGGTGTTCGAGTTATTTTCTCTCTTGGCTCGGGGTCAAATAACCTCATAGCAGCCAATACTTGGTCATCGACGTTTGGGATAGCCCCAACTGGTTCGGTTAATGTTGTCTCCACAAGCGGAGCCACTTTCTACGTCACAGGCGTCCAGATTGAGGCGGGGTCGGTCGCCACGCCGTTTGAGCGCAAGATGTACACGAATGAGCTGGCGTTGTGCCAGCGGTATTATGTTGCAGGGATTATTGCTCCGGGGTATTTGTTTGGGGTGCAGAATGGTGGCACGGCGGGCGAGCAACGCATGAGCATTAGCGAGGCGCTGCCCATAGAAATGCGTGCGGCACCAACCGTAACATACACATTCATCAACAATGACGCCGCTGTAGACGGTGGGCTCAATACAATTACCACACGGTCGCTTAGGTTCAGAGGTTACACATCTTTTTCGGGCGGGTACTGGAATGGCAGATGGGACTACCAAGCAACAGCGGAGCTCTAATCATGTATCAACTTATCGACCTCATCCCCGGCAAACCAGCGCCACAGGTTAAACGCCTGTCCGACAACGCCTTCATCCCCTTCGACCCTGCCAACATCGATTACCAAGCTTACCTCGCGTGGTTGGCCGAGGGCAACACACCTGAGCCTGCGGAGGTAACAGAATGAGCAAAATAGCCCTGACCCCAAACATCAGCGGCACCGGCACGTTTACGATCGCCTCACCGGGCACATCGACCGACCGGACACTGACGCTACCTGACAACTCGGGCACGATAAACACTTCAGGAGCCCCCAACGTGGCTCCTGCTGGAACGGCCTCCGCCCCCTCAATCACAACTGACGGTGATACCAACACGGGCATTTTCTTCCCTGCTGCTGACACGATTGCCTTTGCAGAGGGTGGTGTGGAGGCAATGCGTATCGACTCCAACGGTAACTTGCTGGTGGGGACGACGAGTCAAATCTCAAGTGCAAGACTTACTGTAAACGGCTCCATTTACTGTACCGGCTCGGCAGCATTGAATGTCAACAGGGACTCAGACGGCATTGTTCAAGCAATGCTCAGAAGCGGCGCACTTGTTGGGACCATAATCGTAACAACCACAGCAACCTCCTACAACACTTCTTCCGACTACCGCCTGAAGCACGACATCCAGCCCATGACTGGTGCGCTTGCCAAGGTCGCTCAACTGAAGCCCGTCACCTACAAGTGGAACGCAGATGACAGCCAGAGCCAAGGCTTCATTGCGCATGAGTTGCAAGCGGTTGTGCCTGAGTGCGTGAGTGGTGAGAAGGACGCAGTCAACGAAGACGGCTCCATCAACCCCCAAGGCATCGACACCAGCTTCTTGGTTGCCACACTGACCGCAGCCATCCAAGAGCTCAACGCCAAAGTGGACGCACAAGCCGCTGAAATCGCAGCATTGAAAGGTCGAGCATGAGCACCCTAGCAGTCAACACCATCACCAACGCCGCTGGGGGCAACACCGCCCAGATTAACGGCATGACCCCGACAGCACAGAGCTTGCAGGGCTTTAGAAATAGAATTCTGAACGGCGGGATGGTCATTGACCAGAGGAACGCTGGGGCGAGTGTGACGCCGACTGATGGGCAGTATGTTTTAGATAGATGGAAACAGTTGCAGTCTGTCGCGTCTAAATATTCTGTCCAACAAAACGCAGGCGGCGTTACACCCCCTGCTGGCTACACAAACTATTTAGGAGTTACATCCTTGTCGGCGTATAGCGTGGGAGCTTCAGATTATTTCGCCGTGCTTCAAGAAGTAGAAGGATTTAACTCGGCAGATTTAGCGTGGGGAACCGCCAACGCCAGTACTGTAACAGTTTCATTCTGGGTCCGTTCAAGCCTGACAGGGACGTTTGGTGGAACGATTGGTAACTCAGCTAACAACCGCGCCTACCCGTTCACCTATGCCATTTCTGCTGCGAACACTTGGGAGCAAAAGTCTGTGACTATTGCGGGAGATACGTCTGGCACATGGCTGACCAACAACGGTATTGGTTTGAGGGTGAAGTTTGGTCTAGGCGTTGGCTCAACATACAACGGCACTGCCGGTTCTTGGCAAGCGTCAAACCTTATTTCAGCCACCGGCTCTGTCTCCGTAGTCGGCACAAGCGGAGCCACCTTCTACATCACCGGCGTCCAACTCGAAGCTGGCTCAGTCGCCACGCCTTTTGAGCGCAGACCTTTTGGTACTGAGTTGGCGTTGTGTCAGCGGTACTACGAGACAACGGGCATGATTCTTTTAACGGCAGTTGTTGGGCATTATCAGCCCGGATATTGGGCTGTTCAAAAAAGAGCAGCGCCAACTTTAACGCTAGTACCTCTGTCGGGAACAAGCGGAGCTGTAGCCAATTTTAGCCAAGATACAACAAAGGGTTTTTATCAAAGTAATCCGCACAGCGGAGACATCAATGCGCGGGTTATCGGCTCCATTGAACTGTAAGGGAAAACATCATGTACCAACAACTACCAGATCAATTCGGCCAACCCGCACAGTGCATCAAACGCATCGCGGACAACGCCTTCATCCCCTTCGATCCTGATAATCGTGACTACGTCGAGTACCTTGCGTGGCTGGCCGAGGGCAACGTCCCAACCCCAGCCGACCCTGTTCAACCAGAGCCCAATGCTGGATAATCAAGCAACTTTGAGGAACGATCATGCCAAGTAGCTTTTCACCCAACCTTAGAATAGAACTAATTGCTAACGGGGAGCAGGCCGGAAACTGGGGGAGTACAACTAATACAAACTTAGGTACTCTAATCGAAGACGCAATCTCGGGCTACGAGACGGTGTCGGTCACCACGGCCAACCAAGCGTTCACCAATGCCGACGGCGCGGCGGATCAGGCCCGCAATGCCATGATTGAGCTGACCACCACAACCGCTGCTGTTTTCAACGTCTACGCCCCGCCCAGCCCCAAGCTGTACGTCATCTACAACGCCAGTGCTTACGCGGCCACGATCTACAACTCCACGGTTATAGGCAACACCACTGCGGCTGGTACGGGTGTGGTGGTTCCTGCTGGCCGTCGCCTGTTCGTTATGACGAACGGCACAAACTTCTCTTTTATAACCGCCCCGGCCACATCAGTTAACACCCCCAACACCCTTGTTGAGCGAGACGGCTCGGGTAACTTCGCAGCTGGAACCATCACAGCCAGCCTGACGGGTAACGTCACGGGTAACGTCACGGGTAACGTCACGGGGAACTTGACGGGCAATGCAGGAACCGTAACCAACGGCGTTTACACGGTAGGCGACCAAACCATTGGCGGCACCAAAACCTTTTCAGGGTTAGTCAACGTCCCGATAGGCAGCAACACGGCAACGGTAGGCCGAGCCGGAAGTTTTGAGATCGGTGGCGGTGGTGTTGGCGCTGCAACCATGTCTCTGCATAGGACTGGTTTTGCAGTTAACATGGGTCTGGATACGGATAACGTGTTCCGTATTGGTGGATGGTCTGCTGGCGCAAACCGCTTGCAGATGGATATGTCGGGCAACCTCACGATGGCTGGCAACGTCACGGCGTTTTCCGACCGTCGTCTGAAAGAAAACATCGTCACCATTAAGTACGCACTGGACACGGTGAAGTCCATGCGCGGCGTGGCGTTTACCAAAGACGGCGCTGCCGGTATTGGCGTCATTGCCCAAGAGGTGCAAGAAGTGCTTCCACAGGTCGTGCAAGAGAACGCAAACGGCATTCTGTCGGTGGCCTACGGCAACATTGTTGGTGTTTTGATCGAGGCCATCAAGGAGCTTGACGCCAAGGTGAAAGCGCTGGAGGCTAAGTAATGGCACTCCCAAGTTCAGGCACCATCACGCTGGCTCAGGTCAACGTCGAGCTGCAGAAGTCGTCTACGGCGCAGATCAGCCTAAACGACGCGGATGTCCGTGCGCTGGCCGGAGTGCCTTCCGGTGCCATTTCCATGAGCAACCTGTACGGCAAGTCTCGGTTCATCATTGCCTCTGGCGGCACGGAAACAACCTACTCCTCCGGGGGTGCAACTTACAAGGTCCACACATTCACCTCCGGTGGCACGCTGACAGTCAGCAACGCAGGCACGTCGGGCTTTAACAGCATCGACTATCTGATTGTTGCGGGTGGTGGTTCTGGTGGCAAAGGCTGGTACAGCAGCTACGAGTTCACTGGCGGCGGTGGTGGCGGTGCTGGTGGCGTTTTGGCAAGCTCCACGACGCAAGCTGCTGGGTCCTATGGCGTGTCTGTTGGTTCTGGTGGCTCTTCGCAGTCCGGCCTTGGCAACGGCAACAACGGCGGCAACTCCTCAATTTTTGGCCTGACTGCAATTGGTGGTGGCGGCGGCGGTATTGAAGCTGGAGCTTCTGGCGGCTCTGGTGGCGGCGGTGGAAGCACCCCAACGGCTGGCGGCGACTACACAATTGCAGGCGGCTCCGGGACATCGGGCCAAGGCAACGCTGGTGGCTATGGTTGGAACTCTGCAGGCAACGCATATCGCAACGGCGGCGGTGGTGGTGGTGCTGGCGGTGCTGGGGGCAATGCCGTCTTGAACTTTGGCGGCGGCGGTGCTGGCGGCCCCGGTGTTGGTAACTCCATCCGCACAGGTTCGACCCAATACTATGGCGGTGGTGGCGGCGGTACATCCATCACAGATGGCTCCCCTACGGGTGGTATCGGCGGCGGCGGTAACGGCACCAACGGCGAAACGGCACCAACCTCTGCAACTGCCAATACCGGCGGTGGCGGTGGCGGTGCAGCGGCCTTCCGTGGGTTCAACTCCGGCGCAGGTGGCTCCGGCATAGTCGTGGTGCGCTACCGCATCGCTTAATTTTTAAACAGGAGAACGCAATGAAACTGATCGCAACACTCACCGCAGCCCTGACGCTGACTGCTTGTGCCACTGGCAACGACGCCTACTACGCAGCTGTGGAAGCTCGTGAAAAACGCCTCGCCGAGCAGGAGATGCGTGCTGACATGGCTATCGTTGAGATGGCTACCAAGGGTGACGCTCAAGCCAAGGGCGCTGCTCAGATGTACTTTGCGCTGAAGAACGCTGGGTCCAAGTCGAACCAGCAGATGATCGCCGCACCCAAGAGCACCGCCGAGGCTTTGTTGCCATGGGCTGCTCTGATCGTGCCAAGCCTGACTCAGCTCTACTCAATCCAGCAGAACACTTCCGTCCAACTGCGCCACAGCGACAACTCGCTGGCAGGTAAGAAGCTGGACAACGACATGATTGTTGATCTGGTGCAGGGCCGTGAGCCAATCATCGGCACAGTTGACGATGTGCTGCTGTACCCAGTGCCATGATCTTCCCGACGCCCTACTTGTTGGCTGGTGCGCTGGCTGTGGGGCTTCTCACTGGCTGGACGGCCAACGGGTGGCGTTTAAACGGTAAGATCGACGCGATGGTGCTTGAGCACACTCAGGCGCTTCAGGTGGCGACAGAACAGGCTGCGGCCAAGACCCAGCAGATGCAGGAGGAAAAAGATGCAGCCCTTAGAAAAGCGGTCGAGATTGTGCGGCGCAATGTCATTGATGCTGATTCCGCTCGCAATGAGCGTGACCGGCTGCGCGACGACCTCATTGCCAGTCGTAGCTCCTTCGCCCAAGCTACCGACACCTCCCTCGCTCAGTACACCAATACCCTCAGCATCGTATTCGAGCAGTGCACTCGCGAATATTCAGAGCTGGCAGCAAAAGCTGACGGCCACGCCACTGACGCCCAAAGTCTCTTCTCAGCTTGGCAAGCCATTGCAGCAGTAAGGTGAACCGTGTTACTAGAGCTTGCGGCATGCAACGCCGCGTTTTCTGTGATCAAGGAGGCTGTGCAGAACTCCGGTGACATCATGGCCGCCGGAGAGTCGCTGTTTAAATACTTCGACAACAAGGCAGAAATACAGAGAAAAGCCAACGAGAAGGGCGGGTCAAGGGGTAGTGACCTTGAGGAGTTCATGGCGCTTGAAAAGCTCAAGCAGCAAGAGGAAGAACTCAAGCAGATGATGATCTACTCCGGGCGCGGTGGCCTTTGGGATGACTGGTTGGCGTTTCAGGTCAAGGTCAAGAAAAAGCGTGAAGCGGACAAGCGCCAGAAAGTGCTTGATCGTCAGCGCCTCATCGACCGAATCAAAGATGTGTTCATGATCATGTTGGTCATTGCCCTGCTGGGTGGCTTGGGCCTGATAATCGGTTGGGCAATTTGGATGGCGAGGGACGTATGAAAACAATCATCACACTACTGGTCTTGTTCATGGTCTCGGGATGCGAAGATTCGTACAGGTACCCTTGTCAGGACCCAGTAAACTGGAAAGACCCGAAGTGCGAACCCCCGCCGTGTTTGGCGGATGAAACATGCACAAAATTTTTAATAGAGGTTCCAAATGAAAATTGATTGGGATAGCGCAGGTCGTTTTGTAATCATCATCACACTTTGTGTAACGCTGATGGGCATTGTGGGGGCTATTCTCCATTCGTTGATCTGGGTGACGCAGCCGATGATTAATATGAGCCCAATGGACGCGGAGTTTTTCAAACTACTGGCCCCAATCGCCACGTTCATTACAGGCTCTTTGGGAACAATGCTTGCTCTGAACCGTGGCAAGGATGAGGACAAGGAAAATGACAAGCCAGATGGTGTTTGATTTTGTTGTGCTACCTAGGGTGATCGCTAGAGAGCGCGGCATCTCGCGGTACTTTACTGGGTCACCCTGTTCTCACGGGCACACCAGCAGCCGCTACACAAACTCAAAAATCTGTTGTGGGTGTACAGAGCGACGAAACGCGATCAAGCACGCCAAGCACAAAGATTCGCAAAACCAGCGTCGCCGTTTGCGTTATGCAGAGAATGAGGCCGCCAGAAATAAAATACGCGCAGACGCAAAAAAATACTATTTGGAAAAAAACGATCAAGCAAAAGCGGCACGTAAACGCTACTATGAAGAACACAAACACAAAATGGCGTCACTTCAAAGCGCGTATGCAAAAACAAGATCGGCTGTAGACCCGCTATACCGTATGCGTGGCAGGCTAAGAACACTGGTCAAGTCAGCGCTCAAGCGCAAGGCCATACGTGCATCGAAAAGAACCACGGAGCTTCTCGGTTGTTCTATTGACACAGCGCTACAGCACCTAGAGCAGCAGTTTGCTCTGGGCATGTCATGGCAAAACCACGGCGAATGGCATATTGACCACATCACCCCACTGGCGTCCGCAAAAACCGAAAACGATCTGTACGCGCTTTGCCGCTATACAAACCTGCAGCCCCTATGGGCTAAAGAAAACCTTGTAAAAGGCGCGAGAATTGCGCCGTTAACCACCTGACGGAGTTTGACCATGACCCAATTGACCCGTAACTTCTCACTGCACGAGCTGACCAAGAGCGAGACGGCTCTGCGCTACGACATGGAAAACACCCCCGGCCCAGCCGAGGCCGCAAACTTGACCGAGCTGGCTGGCAAGGTGCTGCAGCCCATCCGCGACCACTATCAGAAGGGTGTGAAGATCAACTCCGGCTTCCGTCACCCTGACGTCAACGCCAAGGTGGGTGGCTCGCGTACCAGTGACCACTGCCGTGGCATGGCCGCAGACATCGAAATCCCCGGTGTTCCAAACGCTGAGCTGGCCCAGTGGGTAAAAGACAACCTTGAGTTCACGCAGTTGATCTTGGAGTTCTACACACCCGGCATCCCCGACAGCGGCTGGGTGCATGTGTCGTATGACCCCGGCAACCTCAAGAAGCAGGTCATGACCGCCACCAAGCAGGGCGGCAAGACGGTGTACTTACCCGGTCTGGTTGCGTAAAATCCGAGCAACCTGAAGGATTTGCCATGACTTTGAAAGCGCTCAAGTTCCGCCCCGGCGTGTCGAGGGAAAACACGACCCTGACCGAAGAGGGCCGTTGGTTTGAGTCGGACAAGGTGCGCTTCAAGTCTGGCACTCCGCAAAAGATCGGCGGCTGGGAGAAGGACTCCGGCACGCAAGCTGGCGGTTTAGCTCCGGCCACTGGCTCCTATTGGGGTGTGGCTCGTGCCCTGTGGAACTGGGCCAACCTGTCCGGCTACAACCTGCTGGCCGTCGGCACCAACCTAAAATACTACATCCAGAACACCGTGGGCGGCGCGTTCAACGACATTACCCCGCTAAAGGAAACCACCGCCGCTGGTGCAGCCACCTTTGCTGCCACGGATGGATCAAACATCATTACGGTAACGGACGCAGGTTCTAACACTCAAGCCGGCGATTTTGTAACTTTCAGTGCTGCGGTAGGTTTGGGCGGCAACATCACAGCAGGCATTCTCAACACAGAGCATCGGGTAGCCACCACCACAAGTTCGTCTGTTTACACAATTGTGGTAGGGGTCAACGCCAATGCCAGCGACGTGGGTAATGGCGGTGCAGGCACTGTTGCCAAGTATCAAATCTCAACCGGCTCCGACATTTACACGGTCGGTGTGGGCTGGGGCGCAGGTGGCTGGGGTGGTATCACGACTGGCTACGCAAGTACCGGCTGGGGTGTTGCGTCTCCAGCCATTGGTGTTGATGTGCAGCTTCGCACATGGAGCCAGTCGAACTGGGGTGAGGACTTGATTTTCAATGATCGCGGCGGCGCTTTGTACTACTGGAAGAACAATGCCAACCCCACGATTTTTGATAGGGCTGTGGTCCTTTCTCCAGCCAGCCCCGCCCCGTTTACATCGGATACCTACTGCCCCGAGATTTGTAATTTCGTTCAAGTGACGGATCAGTCACGCTTTGCTGTGGCCTATGGTGTAAACGACCCGGATGCGGCAGACCCCAACCAGCAAGACCCCATGCTCATCCGCTGGTCTGCTCAGAACGACTACACCATCTGGGACCCGCTGGACGGCGCTACAACGCAGGCTGGCTTCTTCCGCCTGACCCGTGGCTCAGAGATCATTTGCGCTCAGCAGACTCGTCAAGAGGTGCTGGTGTTCACCGACGCTGCGGTCTACTCTCAGCAGTATCAGGGTTTACCCTTTGTGTTCAACTTTCAGCTTTTGGCTGACAACACCTCGATTGCCGGCCCGAATGCTGTGATCACGGTGCATGACATGACCTACTGGATGGGCGTGGACAAGTTCTATGTCTACAACGGCCGGGTGCAGACTTTGCCCAGCGACTTGCGCACCTACGTCTTCCAAGACATCAACCTGAGCCAGCAGTTCCAGATCACGGCTGGTGTCAATGATGCGTTCAGCGAGGTGTGGTGGTTCTACTGCTCAGCCAACTCGACCACGATCGACAAGTACGTGGTCTACAACTACCTCGAGAACGTCTGGTATTACGGCAGCATGGCCCGCACGGCTTGGTTGGATGCGCCGCTGCGAGATGTACCAGTGGCTGCTGGGTATGGGAGTCAGATTCTGTACCACGAGACGGGTAACGACGACGGCTCGGTGAACCCACCTGCGGCCATTGATTGCTTCATTCAGTCTGCCGACTTCAACCTTGAGGACGGGGATTCGTTTGGCTACGTATGGCGGATCATCCCTGACCTGACGTTTGATGGTTCGAACGCCCCGTTCCCAACGGCCAACTTCACCATCCGACCACGGCAGTTCCCCGGTACAAACTACGGCACGGCCAACAACCCCGCTGTGCAGAGCGCAAACAACTACCTGAGCCAGCGTACCTACAACGTGCAACAGTTCACCCCGCAGGTCAACGTTCGCATCCGTGGCCGGCAGATGGCTTTGCGTGTGGGCTCTGACACAACTGGTGTCGCATGGCAGCTGGGTACGCCCACTGCGGACATCAAACCGTCTGGCCGTAGATGACACAGCTCAAAACCCCAGCCTCGCCCCGCCTGCCAGACCCCGGTCCAGCAGGTGTAAACGCGGGCTACATGGTGGGCTTCATCAACGTCCTGCGCCTGTACCTCAACCAAGCGTCGAGTCTGTTTCAACAGGTGTTCGGGCCTCTGGGCGGGGTGTATGTTGAGAATCCCCATGCCATGCTGATGAGCGATCAGGATCAGGCTAACGCCAGCATCACAGGGTTTAACCAGCTGAGTTTCAACCAGCCAGTCATCACGAAGGGTGTCCGCGTTGAAAACACCGACGAGATTTGGTTTACCCAAGCAGGTCAGTATCTGGTGACGTTCACGCTGCAGGTAAGCAATCGAAGCAACGCCGTGCAAGAGTTTGAGGTTTGGGCTGGGTACAACGGATCAAACTACCCACTGTCCAACACCCGCTTTGACATCCCTGCACGCAAAAGCGTCAGTGTTTACGGCCACACGGTCCCCGCGATAACAGGCATTTTTACGGTTGCCAACCCTAACACCGAGTACCTCACCATCAAATGGTGGGCCAGCAGCACGGATGTGTTCTTGGAGCACTATGCCGCAGGCACCAGCCCGACCCGGCCAGAAATCCCCTCCGTCATCATGACGGTCAACTTCGTTTCACGACTTCCCTGAAAGCGTGTAAACACCTAGAATACCTACCAACGAGGTACACCCATGAGCTTGCAATTAATCGCCAAACAGATGGAAGCCAAAGGCCGAAACGGAGACTCCGTCTTGGTTCACATGACCACGGGTGAAGTGGCTGGCTTACAAAAGCTTGCAGAGAACGCTGGCGGCTCTCTGTCGGTCAACCCTGAGACGGGCTTGGTCGAGGCCAGCTTCTTGAAATCCATCCTCCCCACGCTGGTGGGTGCTGGTGTTAGTTTTATGACCGCAAACCCTTACTTGGGTGCCGCAGCTGGCGCGGCAGTAGGCGGGTATCAAGCCCGACGCTCCGGCCAAGATGTCGGCATGGGCGCTATCACAGGCGGTCTCGGCGGTTACGGCGGCTTTCAGTTGGCGTCCGGAGCCGGCTTGGGCAAGGCGGCAGGACAAGCGCTCACAGGGAAACAGATGTTTCAGTCGGGTCTGATGGCCTTGGCTCCGAGTTTAAATGCCCCAATGCCGCAGCAACAGCAAGGGCCGTACCCGTTGATGAGCATGGACATTAACCAGTCCTCGGTCCCGTTCCAAAACATTCAAGCGTACGCACCCCCAATGCCAAGGTACACGGGCGGCACTGGGAATGTGTACATCCCGTATTCCAAAGCAGCACAGGGCGGCACGGTCAAAATGGCCGAAGGCGGTGCGTTTGAAGACATCCGGGCATACGAAGGCGTGATGCCCAACTACATGTATCAAGGGAAAAACATCTACACACAAGCGCCTGTGCGTCAACCTCGCCAAGTACGCGCTCCCGCAATTCCATTCATGGCACCAGTCCAAGCCCCAGTGCAAGCGCCGGTCCAAGTGCCCAAGTTTACTCAGCCGATGATAGAGACTGGTCGTGGTGACGGCTACACACCCAATGCCGATTTTGATACTCCCGAGAAACAAGCTGCGTTCTACGCAGAAAATCCAACGATGGGTAGATTTACGCGGGCTCTTCAGACACCCTTGGGTTATTTTATGGACCCACAAGACTTTCAGCGTGAGCAGAACTTGACTCTTGGCGTTACTGCCGCGCCAAGCGCTGGCTCGGGTTATGTTGGGGGCACTCAGACCAATGACGCTGAAATGGCAGGAATGGGGCCTAACGCTGGCATGGGTGGAGCATCTGAGGGTAGTGCCGGCTCTACCGCTGCAACTCCCGAATCTCCAGACGGCCCGGATGGCGCTAACGCTTACGCTGGCGGCTCGATTTCTTTGGCATCTGGCGGTCTTATGGGTCTAGCTAGAGGCGGTATGAAACAAGGCGGCTTTGTGGTTCCTGCTGACGTGGTGAGCATGGTGGGCGAGGGTAATACCGATGCTGGCTACCGCCGCATCATGGCCCTGCTCCCCGGAGCTACGCCGATCAAGGGCAAAGACGGCGGACAATCCGACACCGTGAAAACCAACATTGAAGGCAAACAGCCAGCCCGTGTGGCCCATGGCGAGATGTACATCCCTCCCGAGGTGGTCAATAAGGCTGGCGGTGCCAAGAAGCTCTACGCCATGATGGACAAGGTTCGTCAACAAGCCACTGGAAGCAAGAAGCAGATCAAGCCCGTTCGCCTTGAAAGAGCCATGGCATGAACTTGCAGGTAGTCCCCGTTCAGTGGGTGCACCGGACGTGGCCCATGGTGAGTGCGTTTATTGAAGATGCACTGGAGCAGTCCAAGGGGGACTACACGCTGGATCATGTACAGTCTCTTCTGTCCTCGGGCGAATGGACCCTTGTTGTTGGCGTAGAGGATGAAGTCATCCACGGCGCTGCAACCATTTCTTTTTTTAACCGACCCTCTGCCCGGGTCGCATTTATCACCACGACCGGCGGAAAGCTTGTCATCGACGAACAAACGATCGAGCAAGTCAAAGCCATCGCTGCTTCTATGGGGGCCACGACGCTTGAATGCGCAGCCCGAGAATCTATGACGCGCCTGCTTGGGCGCTACGGGTTCGAAGAGAAATACCGAATCACCGGAGTCAAATTATGAGCTATTCACGTCGTCAACTGTATGCCTTGGGTGAGACCTTTGGTGACTCCGCTACCCGCAAAGAGGCCGGTGGCCGCATTGTTTATGGCGGCGGTGGCGGTAGCTCTGCGCCCGCACCTCAAGCCACAACTCGCGTTACAGAATCTGGCCCAACGGTAACCAACCGCACCACGGCCAACGAGATTCCAAACTACCTGACCGATGCGTCACAGGACCTGATTGCTCGAGGCCAAGCGCTGACCAGCCGACCTTATGAGGCATACACCGGCTCTCGTGTAGCCGAGTTCTCGCCAGATATGCAGACTGCGTTTGGCCGTATGCGTAACCAAGGCGTGGCCGGTCAAATTGGTCAAGCTACGGGTTTAGCGGGTTTGGCGGGCGAGCGTGCGATGCAGGTCGGTTCTGGCTTGGGGACATTTAACCCTTACGAGATGGGCGGCTTTACTGCGGAAAAAGCGCAGCAGTACATGAATCCGTACATGCAGAACGTTGTGGATATTGAGCGCCGTAAGGCTCAGGAAGCCTCCGATCAACAAGCAGCCATGCTGTCTGGCCAAGCTGCGCGTCAAGGCGCTTTTGGTGGCTCTGGCGCTGCACTGCAGCAGCGTGCTCTGCGTCGTGATACAGCTCAACAGTTGGCCGATCTTCAAACTCAGGGCATGGGGCGTGCATTTGAGCAGGGCCTGAGCCGGTTTGGCGCAGAGGAGGCCATGCGTGAGCAGTCCCGACAGTTCGGGGCCAACTACGGGATTCAGGGCCAGCAGCTGGGTTTGGAGGGTCTTCGCACGGGCTTGCAGGCGTCAGGTCAGTTGGGCCAATTGGGCCAGACCCAGTTCGGCCAAGAGATGGACATCACCAAGGGTTTGGGTACGGCTGGCGACGTTCAGCGTCAGCGCGAGCAAGCTCTTCTTGATGTGGGCTACGGCGACTACCTCACCGCACAGAAGTATCCCTACGAGCAGTTGGCATTCCAGCAGGGTCTCATCAGCGGTGTGCCGTATAGCACGACCCAGCGCACAAGTGAAATCAGCCAACCGGGTAAACAGGTGTCCCAGCTTGTGGAGCCACCCAAAGAGCAGCCTAACCCAGCATCCCAATTGATTGGCGCGGGTGTGGCAGCCTACGGTGCTTCAGGCGGCGGCAATGCCAAGGGCGGTTTGATTCACTCTTACGCAGGTGGCGGCGGTATCTCCAGCTTGAACCAACCTCAGTTGGCCGCAATGGCCGACGACATGAGTGACCAGCAACTGATTGCGCTGCAGCAAGACCCCACACAAGGGCCTGTGACGCTGGGCGCTGTCGCTGAAGAACTGTTGAACCGCGACAAAGTGCGCTCCGCTGGTATTGGTCAACTAGCCGCCACAACCCCTCCACCTGAGCGCACTGTGGTTGCCGAAGCGCTGGGCGGCGGTATCAGTGACTTGGGGGCACGCAACCTTGAGAACATGGACGAAGTGACCGCAGCCGGTGGCGGGATTATTGCGTTCAGTGGGGAAACGGGCAGCTCTGTGTTCAGGCCACGTCGCGCTGGAGAGAGCTTCTCCGAGTACCGCCAAGCCATGTTTCAAGCAGAACTGCAAGCGCAGCAAGAGAAAAACGCAGAGGAAGCCGCTGCCCGAGAGGCTGAGCGCTCTTCTTTGCAACAACGCTTAGCTGAAGAGCGCGGTGGTGAAATCATTCCATCAAGCCCGTTTTTTGACCGTACGCTTTTGCCCGGTGTGTCTGCGACTACTGCTGCACCCCGCGCCACTTCGCTCGTACCAACCACAAAGCCTCGTACAGACTTGCGCAAAGGCATGAACGACCCCCGAGTTGGGTTAGACGGTCTGACGCCTGCAAAAGCCAAAGCCGAACAAGCTGCTGCAGCTGCTAAGGGTAAACCCGGCACAGAAAAACCAGCATCTACCAGAACCGCGACTAAAACGGCCGCACCCCTGTCTGGACTCAGTGCGTTGCAAGCGCAAACTGCTGCAGGTCTTGCTGGTTTAGAGACACAAGTGGGCGACATCAACGCTGCCCGTACGGCTGCTGCCGCCAACCAGCTCGAACGCGGAAAAGCCCAAGAAGCCGAGCTGGGTGAATTTGGTACCGAGCAAGAGAAGCGCTTGAAGGCTCGGGAAGAGGGTCTAAAAGGCGCTGAGGACAAGAACTTCAACATGGCGCTGATCGAAGCAGGTCTGGCCATGATGTCGGGCACGTCTGCCAACGCCTTCGAGAACATCGGCAAAGGCGCACTGGTCGGCACCAAGGCGTACACCACCGGCATCGAGCGCATCCAGAACCGCAAGGAGAAGCTGGACGACGCCATGACCGCACTGGAGAACGCCAAGCGCAGCGACAAGCGTGTGAGCCAAGAGCGCATGGAGCGCTTGCGAGCCAACGTGGACAACGCGGCTGTCGCCAACGCGGATGCTATCTACAAGTTCGGCAAGGACAAGTTGGACATGACCCGCCAAGACGCCGAATTCATTACGGAAATGGCGATGGAGCAAAAGAAGCTCGACACCAGCGTGAAGATTGCAGGTATGCGTGACAGCGCAGAAAAACCCTTCAACTACCAAGCAGCGTATCAAAATTACATAAACAACAACCTCGGTAAAAAAGACATTTACAACAAGGACATACCCGTGTTGTCCTACGCCGATTACGTAAAGAAGTACGCGCTGAAGACGACCGACGACAGTTCAGGGCGGCGGGTGCGCCAACTGCCTGAATAAACGCCGTAGAATAGGGGCGGCGCGGGTTCGGCTTCGCGCTGCTTTTGAAACAACCGCTGAAAAGACACTGCCATGCCCCAATACGTTGAGCTCCCGAACGGTGACCTTGTTGAACTCCGCAAGGGGCAACGTCCAGAAGACGCGTACTTAGCGGCAATGCAGCTTTTTCCGGATGCTTTTCAAGAAGAAGTTGCACCCCCACCAGAGCCACCAAAAGAGCAAGGTTCTTACTTGGGCGATCTCGGGCGCTCGTTTGCGTCTGGCGCAGTCGGGGCTACTGGTGCTTTAACCAGTATTTTTGGTGCAGACAACGCAGCATCCCGCTACCTTGCAGAGACAGGCGAGTCCCTCCAGAAGGGCCTGAGCACCAGCCGCCAAGCCGAGTTGCAAGCGCAAGCTGCTCGCATGAAGAAGGCCGAAGAGTCCGGCTCCACTTGGGAAGAAATTAAGGCCGGTCTGCTCAACGTCCTTGAAGCGCCTATTCAGACAACCGCCTCTGCACTGGGCTCCTTCGCGCCCATGGTGGCCACACTGCCTTTGGCAAAAATTGGTTTGGGTGCACGCGCCATCATGGCGGTGCGCGGTGCGATCGGTGGCGCCCAAGGTGCAGGCGCTGTAAAACAGAACGTCTATGAAGCGGTGCTCCAAGCTGAGCTCGAAGACAAAAAGTCCCCTGAAGAAGCGCAAGCCGCCGCTGCCCGTGCGCAAAGTTACGTCGGTGAGAACTTGGACCAAATCTTGCTGGGCGGTGGTTTGGGTGTTGTGGCCGGCTCGACCGGTGCTGAAAGATTGATTCCCGGTGGTGTTCGTGCACAGGCAGGCGCTGCCCAGCAGGCTTTAGCCAAGCGTATTGGCGAGCGCGGAGCTACGGGTCTGACTGCAGCCGCTGGTGAATTCCCACTCGAAGGTCTGCAGGGCGGTCAAGAGCGCTTGGCTGCCAACTTGGCTTTGCAACGCACTGGGCGCGATGTGGATGCGTTTACCGGTGTGGCGGGTCAAGCCACGCAAGAAGCGTTGGCCGGTGGTCTGGGTGGCGCGGCACTGGGCGTGGCCCTGCCCGATCGCTCCATGAGTATTGCTGCCCGCAAGGCAGAAGAAGAGCGCCTTGCCCAAGAAGCCAAAAAAGACGCCGACTACAAAGCGTCCGACGAATACGCGTTGGACATCGCCAGCAAGTACGAGCAAGCCACGCAGCAGCTCCAGAGCCTGCAAGAACAAAAGCGCAAGATCGTCAAGAACTCCCCCACGGTCGATGAAGACCGTGAGCACAACACCAACATCAGCAACCAGATTCGCGCAGTGCGCCAGCAGGTTGGGTACGACGCGCTTAAAGAGCAGTACCAAGGTTTGGCCCCACGCATCAACCAGCTCAAGCGCATGACCGAAATGACGCCTGAAGATGCGCTGGCAGAAGACATTGGCATCCCAAGCACCCCGACGCGTGACCCTCGCACAGGTGCCCCCCGCCGCCGCGCCGTCATGTCCGGCGAAGCTTTGCCTGAAGGCGTGGACGCAGAAGCGTTCCCATCAGCACCTGTTTCTGCAGAAGAACAGATTCCGTACTACGTGCAGCAGCAACTGAGTGCGGCCACACAACGCGCCAAGCAAGAAGCCATCGACAACAACCCTGAGTTGGCACTGGCCGGTATTGACGCCAGCCAAGGTGTGCGGCTGTCGGGCGAGCAGATGATCGAGGCTCTGGCAGAAGACCCCGGCCGCGCTATGGCGGTTGCCCAGACCCGAGGTGCGCTACCGGGCATGAGTATAGAGCAGGCTAACTTGGTTCGCGCAGGGTTGCGTAGTCGTTTGAGCCAGCTTGGTTCCGAGATGGGTATTGGGCGAGAGCAAGCAGACGCCCGACGTGCCGAAATTGAGCGAGAGATACAAGCCCTACGGGACATGGGCTCGCGCCCCGCTAGCTATGCAATTCGAGAGCGCGAACTGCGGGCGGAGCTTGACGAAATCAATAAGCTGGCGCGTATGGACACCAGCCAAACCGCGCAGGGAACTCTCTTTCCACAAGATACCTTGCGGTCAGATGTTGTCAGCGGTTCCGGCGTTGTTGACGGCACGCCTACTCGGGCCAAACTTGAGGCCGATTTGCAGCTTGCGCGTGTTCTTGGCGACAAAAAAGCGGCAGAGCGAACCATTGAGGAACTGCGAGAACTCAAGCAGCGCGAAACCAAAGAAAGCACGCCTCGTGGCACAGACACCCGTGCGTTGCAAGAAGTGTTCGGCTCCAAGCAGCCGCAAGACGTAAGGCTTGCGCAAACTGCCTCCGATGCTCGCGCCGTTGCGTACGCCAAAACCGTGACGCTGCTTGACCGTTTCAACAAAGGTAAAGCCAAACAGAATGAACTGGACGCCGCTGAACAGCAGGTGTACAACACGCTGGTCAACGAGATCGAAGCCGTTCGTGGCGAACCTGTCACAGCCATGGAGCGGACTCAGATTATTGCTGCTGCCAAAGAGCAAGTGCAAGAGTTGAAAGACCGTTTTGGCGATACCCGCGACATGGTTGAAGTCGAGCTCAACGGCGAACGCGTCTTGGTACCGGAAGATAGTCCTGAAGCGCAGGGTGCCGTGACTGGCACTGGTATGGGCGTTGCGCGTAAAGAAGGCCGTATACCCGGCCGTCGCACATTCGCCAACCGCTACGCTGCAGCCAAGTCGATCGAAGAAGGTTTGAACGAAATCCGCAATAAAGCCATCGCCCCCAAACGCGGCGCGGGTGTTGAACGGACGCTTACCCCTGCACGTATCACGGACGCAATGCTCGACAAGCTGGTTGAGCGCGTTGATCCCAACCGCTTGTCTGACGAAGATGGCGCATTGTTTGAGCGCGTCCAAGACGACTTGCCCGGTATCAAAAAAGCAAGCGTCGATGGCGAGAGCGCGACAGAAATTGTCGGCGAGTATTTGTACGGCCTGACCACAGGCAACCCGTCCCCCACGCTTCGCAAAGAAGTGCAAGCCATTCTGCGCAACATTGACGAAGCAAAGCGCTCCGAGACCGAGCAAGTCACTGAGCGTGCGGGGCGTGCGTACACACCCAAAGAGCGCGAAGCACTGCGTGGCACCAGCCGCGAAGGCAAAGAAGGCGGCATGGATCGCCGTGCCACGGGCGAAGTTCGCCGTGCCGTTCAAACCGACATGTTTGCCGCAGACATCGGCACCCTGTTCTCCGACTTCCTCGACTTCGACAATTACATGGCCAGCACCGAGTTGGCTCAAGTGCGAGACGCGCTTGACCTTGTTGGCGAAACGCAAGCCCGTGCGCAGAAGCTTATGGCCCCTCTGGAAACACGCGCAAAAGAGTTGCAGGAAGAAATTGCGCGGCTGATCGCGCAGCGCAACGCTGCTCAGCAAGAGCTTGACGGCTCACCTGAAAAAGCAGTGGCAGAAGCGTTGGTGCAAGAAACCAAAAAAGCTCTGTCGGAACTGCAAGCGGACATGGACGAAGCGCTGTTGCCGTTCAACATGGCGTACTGGAACGCATATGCCAAACTGACGGAAGCCAAGATTGCTTCGGAGCAAATCACCAGCCAAATTGAAACGCAGCAGGCGGATTTCAGCGCAGCCATCGACGCTATCGAGAAGCGCGAAAAGCAAAAAGACGAGCGTGTCACCAAGGTCAAGAACACCTTGCGTACTTTGCAAGGCTACACGTCGTTCTACAACGCCGCTAAGAAAAAATACGACGAGGCTTGGAACAAACTGTACGGCACAAATGTGCGCGTCAGCCAAAAGACCCCCGATTACGCCGCACTGGTTGCGGATAAAGACGAGCTGCAACGCCTTCAAAAGCAAGTGCAAGACACACATCAGAAACTCATCAACGAGATGCGCAGTTTCTGGTGGACCACTGACCCGGCGGCACGCAAAGACGAGCGCACACTGGACTTTTTGCAGAAAGATATTGCGTTGCAGCTTGAGCTGCGCACGCTGTCCCGCCGCATGACAGGTCTGACAACAGCACGCAACAACGCTAAGCGTAGCCTCGATGCCGCGCTCAAAGCGCTGGGTGCTGATCCGGAGTTGGTGCAAGAGCTCAACGCGTTGCGTTCCGACGCCGACGTGGCCCGCACTATTCGTGCAGACGTTGAAGCCGGTTTGAAGACTCGCATGGATGCGCTGGTTAAACCCCTTGAAGCGCAGCTGACAGAGTTGGCGCGGCAGTCCGACGCCATGCGCGAAGCGGTTAACCGCTACAAAGACGCCATCAAGGGTAAACAAAAAGAAACCGAACGCCGCAACGTCCGCGTCGCACCCAAGGCAGAGCGCAAAGACACACAAGCGGCTATTGAAGCGCTGTTGCCGGTCTACTCGTCACGCACACTGGTGTCCTTCGAAAAGCGCCGTGAACAGATTCAAGACATCATCAGTGATCTAGGTAAAGACAAGGTGGCTGAGCTTATTGCGCGGGTTGAAAGCGGTGTGGATAAAAACCTCGTTGCTTTGAGTGCAGACGAGCGTGCTGCAGCGGTTGCCGCCCTTCGCGCAGTAGAGGCCGAGGTGGAACTCAGCAGAGAAAAGCGCGACGCTACCCTGCAGGACGATTTACGCGCCCGAGCGATTATTTTGGAGAACCTCGCCAAAGAACGCGATAAGTTGGCAGGGGAGCTGCTTAACCAGAAAGAGCGTAAGGCCGTCGAGCGCGGGGCAAACCGTGCAGAACTTGAGAAGCCGAAGCGGGCTAAGCAGCAGCAGAAGATCGACAACCTGTTGAAGCAACTCAACGAACGCGACGCCAAGATTGGCCGCAGAACGGGTGTTACCAAAACCGCCATTAAAACGCCGGAACAGCAGCGCCAAGAGCAAGCCGCTCAAATGGCCGAGACGCGAGACCGCGAACTGGATGCAATCAGTGCCGCCGAGAAGCAAGTCAGAAACGTGCGGGCTGCGTTGGATGCAGCCAAAGAACAAGGCAAACCCAAAGCCGTCAAGAACGCAGAAGCCGCGCTTGCTGCAGCGCAGACTAAGCTGGACGGTTTGAACGAGGCACGTCAAGCACGTTTGGCCGAACCCCGTAATGTAAACGCCAAGGCGTTGTCGGATGCGGAGCAACAAGTTAAAGATGCGCAGGCAGACTTTGACGCCGCGCAAGAAAGCGGTGACTCCGTTGCTACTCAAAACGCTAGGGCGTTGCTGGGTGAGTACCGCTACAAACTGAGCCAGTTACGCGACATCCAGAACGCAGCGAATACGCAGAGCACAGGCCCTGCTACTCGAAAGCAATCTGCAGCGCCTCGTAAGCTTCGCACTGCGTCTGAAGAAAGCATCAATGACAAGAACGTCCCCGTGCCTGAGACCAAGATTGAAGAGGCACGCGGCACCAAGCAACGCGACACACCTGTTGGAAAGAAAGAGCAGAAGACAGCCAACAAGATCGCAAAAGAACTGCAAGATGCCAAGGCAGAGGCTACCCCAATCGTAGAGGCGGTCGTTGCTGCCGAGAAGAAAAAGAAAAAGCAACCAACACGCGCACCAAAAGCGTCCAAAGAAGCAAACTACTTGCAGGACGTTATCGGTGACATGTACTACGGAGACGACACTCACGCCTCTGTAATCCGAAACGCGGATTACGACGCTCGCCCAACCACAGAGCTGCCCACCACGGTCAAGGAAGAAGTGCGCTCCGGTAATCTGGAAGACGCTTTGGTCCGTCTGCAAGAAGAAGGCTCCACGCCTTTCGTGCGTGAGCTGGCTAAGCTCGTGGCCCCGTACCTCAAAGGTGTGACGCTCGTCTCCAACCCCAACGTGGTGGACTCCAACGGCGTGCCTGTGGAAGGTTTGTACGTCGGCAAAGACATGCAGGTCCAGATCAGCAGCGTCACCGGCATGACTGAGGAAGCGTTCTTGCACGAGGTGGTGCACCCCGCTACCTTGACTTTGCTCCGCGCAGACCCAGCCACACTGACCCCCGAGCAGCGCCAAGCCCGTCAAGACTTGGAAAGCCTGTTTGCAAAAGTGCAGGCCGACCCCCGTTTCAACCGCGAGTACGCCAAGTACTCCGTGGAAGAGATGGTCTCCGAGGTAATGTCCAACAACAAGCTGCGCAACATGCTGGACGAGCGCGGTGTTCTGCAGCGCATGTACGACGCTATTCTGCGCATGCTGGGCTTCTCGCCAAAGACTGTTTCTGACCAAGCCGTCGAGAACATCTACAAGCTGTTTGCTCCTGCACAGCCTATCGCGGCTGCCCGCGTCGCCTCGGTCATGCGGGGTATCGTCCCCGGCGACAACGCCAAGTACAACGCCAATGTGCCTGAGAGCATGCGGCGGTCCTTCGGCGGCAGCGATCAACGCAGCAAAACCTTCAACGAAAAGCTTTCCACATGGGCGCTGGGTCTGCGCGTCAAAACACTGGACGCATGGGGCGCACGTGAAGCTCTGGTGCAGATGGGTCTAAGCGGCAAGAAGCTGACCGAGACCGATGCCATGCAGACACGCATCTACATGCGCTTGTACAGTGAGATCAACCGTTTTGTACACCAAGCCCTTTTGAACGGCCCTTTGAAGTTGGTCAAGGACGAGAAGGGTTACTTCGGCGTAGACGTGGATGACAAGAAGCCGTCGGTCATGAAGGTACTGCAGACCCTGCGCGGCGCTGTGCCAGACATCGGCAACATGAAGGCCGTCGAAGAGCAGTTCTACAAGTACATGCAGATCAAGCGTATTGAGGGCGACAAGCGCGGGTATGAGGTGCTCAACATGCGCAACCCTCCAACTGTTCGAGAAATCCGTGAGCAGAAGGAGTTCATCGCAAAGAACCCCAAGGTCAAGCAAGCGTTTGAGCAGGCGGAGAAAGAGTTCCGTGAGTACAACTTAGGTATGCTGGACTTTGCGCACGCTGCGGGCGTCTTCACAAACGCGGAGTGGAACTACTTTAAGAGCGGTAACTACGTGCCGTTTTATCGCCAGACGGATAACGGCAACATCGAGATGCTTGTGGGTAACACCCGCCGCACAATTGGTAACGTCATTCAGCAGCCCCAGCTCAAGGACTTGGTTGGCGGGGAGAAAGACTTCCTCGGCTTTACTGAGAGCGTGATGCAGAACGCCCAGTTGCTCACCCGCATGTCCATGCAAAACTTGCAAGCGCGTGATGTAGGGTACATGGTGCAGAGCTTGGGTATGGGTACGATCGTCGAAGGCGAGGGTCCGGCCAACTCAATTCGTTTCAAGCAGGCCGGCAAGTCGTTCTGGGTCAAGTTAGATGCGGACCTGTTCCCCAAAGATATTCCTGCCGAGCTACTGCTCCAAGGTCTGCACGGTATCAAAGCGTCCGTACCTACGGCGCTGAAAATTGCTGGTATGCCAACGCAATGGCTGCGCTCGTCTATTGTTCGCATGCCCCTGTACATGATCCGCCAGATGATCCGTGACCCATTGCACGCTTGGATGGTCACGGGCTTGAACTTCACGCCTATTGTCAGCTCGATCAAAGAGATGACGAAGATTCGCCGTGGCCTGAGCCCAACCGAAATTAAACTCATGCGCTCCGGCGCTGTCAGCTCCAACGTGATGACGGGCGACTTTAACGACGCCTCACGCACCCTGCGGGACTTGGCCAATCAAGGCGGCATGAGCTGGAGTTCTGCAATGCAGAGTCTGGACAACTTCGCCCTGCAAGGCGATACCGCTACCCGCGCTGTGCTGTACGACAAGTACCGTGAGCAAGGCATGAGCCACTTCGAAGCCGCGCTGGGTGCCGCCGAGGTGATGAACTTCTCACGCCGGGGTACGTCCACCAGCCTGTACATGATCTCCACGCTGATCCCGTTCTTCAACGCTCAGCTCCAAGGTCTGGACTCGGTCTGGCGCACGGGTGTGACGGGCGAAACGGTCTTCCAAGACAAGCTGCAGGTTCGTCAGAAGCTGTACCAACGCGCAGCATTGATGATGGGCGCTACCTTGGCGTACGCTGTGGCCATGCAAGACGACGAGGCGTACAAAAACGCCACGCCAGAAGAACGGGCCATGAACTGGTTCATCCCTGTACCCGGACTTGAGGCGGCGATTCGGATACCAATCCCGTTTGAAGTCGGTGCTGTGGCCAAAGCCATCCCTGAGTTGATTTTCAACGCAGCGTTTAATGATGCCGAATCCAAGGACACACTGAAGGGCTTGCGTCACGTTCTGGGTATGTCCATTCCCGGCGACATCCCAACGATTGCCAAGCCCATCATTGAGTCGATGGCCAACTACAGCTTCTTTACCAAGGCACCGATCGAGAGCCAGCGCGAACTGGGCACCATCCCGGCCGAGCGCTACCGCCCCAACACCACGGAGCTGGCCAAGCTGATGGGACAAGTCGGCGTGTCTCCGCTGCAGGTCGAGCACTTGGTTCGCGGCTACACCGGCAGCCTTGGTATCTTGACAATGTCTTTGGTCAACCCGGTACTGCGCCCGTTCAACAGCGACACTGCAGGAGAGAACGCCGAGAGCAAGCTCACCGAGACACCATTCTTCGGCGCTGCGTTCCAACCCAACAACGGGCGCGGTATCGTGGCGTCGGTGTACGCGGATGTTGAGGACTGGCAGCAGGCAGCCGGCACGTTCAAGCGGTTGGTCACGGACGGCCGTCAGGCCGAGGCACGGGCCTTCGCCGACAAGTATGCACGTGAGATCGCGCTGAGCTCTACCGGTGGTAGCTTCCAACAGGCCATGGGTGAGCTGGCTGCGATGCGCCGAGCCATCAACAGCGACCCGGACTTCAGCGCCGCAGAGAAGCGCGAGCGCCTGAACGAGATTGACTTGTACCAGCGCAAGCTGGCGGAGCAGGTCAAAGAGGTTGCGCGGATGGCTAAGTGATGGGCGTTCGGTAGAACCAGACCCCAATGAGTCCGTCCTTGATGACGTACATGTAGTGGGGGTAGAAGAAGCGGACCTGCATAGCTGCAATCAGTCCGTCTTCTCTGGCTTTCTCAAGGTCGAGGGCAGGGATGAAGAACCCCTGCCCTTTCTCCAGCCTGTCCCATGGGTAGTTAATCCGCATTGTCCAGCGCGTCTGCATCCGCGTCCGCTTGTGCATCTGACTGAGGTTGCGAGATACAGATGGCCTGCACCCGCATATCTGGGCCGTCCGTCTTGGCGGTCAGGTTCTTACGGCAGTACTTGGTGGGGTACACCTTCTCGATCTGACGCTTGAAGTCGGAGTACCCGAAGCTCTTGCCAGAACAGAACGCACGCATCACTCGCTCCTCGATATAGAAGTCGGTCATGCCCACTGTAACACCGCGCTCGACTCGGCCCATCACCACTGTGCGCGTCATGGATTTGTTCTCGGCCAGATCGTTGTCGGTGGACGCATCCAAGCCGTTGGCCAACACCTGAATCTTGTGGTCCAGATAGACCACGTTGACCATCTTGCCGTAGTTCTCGCGCACGAACATGTTGAGGATGTCGGTTGCTGCACGCTGAGACTTGCGGGTGTGCTCGCGCATGTTGTCCACCATGCCACGGAAGACTTCTAGAATCTTGCGCAGGGGAAGGTTAACGACGTTCGTGTGCTTCGGCCCGAGCAGAATGCCAGCGGCCATGGCGGTACCAACCCCGGCCATCCAGTAGCGCTCGTCGTTGGTTGCTTCGAGTTCTTTGTACATCCGCGCAGTCGTGAGGTTGGTCAGCTCACGCACCTTGTCGAAGTTATCGACCATGTACTGAATAAAAACTGGAGCTGCGTGGCCGCAGTTATCAGCAAGAGACTTGATGATAGTGACTTCGTCAGGAGTCCAAGAGAGCTGGGTTTCCATGGTCAACTCCAGCAGACGGCGCAGCTCACCCTCAGAGGAGTGGGCACGGGTACCAGTCAGGTAGTCCACCGCTGGGTTGTTGGAGGTCAGGAGCGCCACTGTGCGCCAGTAAGTCGTGTTGATGCGCTCACGGTTGGCACCCGCCTCCATACGCTCCTTGCCCTTACCCTCGGCCATGTCGAACAGGAACGAAGGCAGCCACTCCATTTCGGCGTTGCGGTTCTTCTGCGTTATCTCATCGGTGATGAGCGGAGAGCTGTGCAGCAAACCCAAGCGCTGTTGAAAGGCCACGGGCGAAGTGTCCCGGCTCACGCGGTACCCTAGGGGGCTGCCCCAAAGAGAAGCGCCTGCGTCCAGCCCCAGTGACTTACCCGTACCGGACCCACGCGAAGTGAAGTGGTAGGTCAGGCCGTTGATGCCTGTGAAGCGCATGAGCGGAGCGGAGGCTGAGCACAAGAAGATCGTCAGCACCTCGTACATTTCTTTGGCGATCAGCATGTTCATGAACTTCTGCCACTGCTCCATCGTGCCGTAGGCGTTCATGCCGTGGTTGACGTTCTCCATACCCTGCATAGGCATCGACACTGTTTTCTTGTGGGGGCGGAAGACCTTGTAGTTGTGCACGTAGCTGTTGTCCTCCTGCCAGCCGCAGTGGTCGGGCACCTTGACGGCTTGCTGGTTCGTACTGGCTTCGTTCACACAGGCGCGGACGTACTCAAACAAGTTCTTGTCGTTGCCAGCGCCGAACTGCGCGATGACGTTCTGAGAGGCCAGCGACTTGACGGTCTCGTCCTTGGACACGACGGCCTTCTGCGGGAGCATGATCTCCTGTGGGCCTTCCTTGCGGTCGTAAATCATGTGCACGGTGTGCTCGTTGTTGGCCTTGAGCAAGCGCACAACAAACAAGTCGAAGGGCAGCAGCATGATCTGCTTGGTTGTGGTCTTACCGTCAGCGTCCTCGTCGCTTCTCTCCATGTACACGCCGCCTGTGCGGCCGTAGCCAAAGCCACGTGGAGCGCTGGGTCGAGTCACTGTCGGGGCGGCAGCCGCTTCGCTGTCCTCGGCTTCGTAGTAGGCGTCCAGTTCCTCATCAACGCTGGACTCGTCGTGGTATTCGGGCTGCACCTCACGGGGTGCCAAGCTAATTTCTTTCTCGGTGGTGTCGAACTCAACGACACGGCCAAGCCCCAAGGGGTTGGTGATCTTGCCAAAGTGCGGGCAGCTGGAGCAGATGCCGGGGTTCTCGCCGTCCATCTTCAAGCAGGGGTAGGGGCCTTTGATCTCTTGCCACTTCTGCTGCATGCGCTCGGGCTCGTAGGGGTGCAGGTCCGACAAGCGCTGGGCGTACTTCAAGCCGTCATCTTCACAGCACTTGGCCCATGAGAGCAGACCGCGCCACAGTGGCTCAAGCCCATCCTTGGTGGCGTTCTCCATGTAGTACACGAGCTGGCCGCAACCTGTGCCCTGCACAGACGCGTTGAGAATCTTCTTGAACGAGGTCTTGCTGTCGGCGAACAGCTTGAGTGCGGTGGAGCTCTTGGCAGCGTTCGGTCGTGCACCGGGGAGCATGAGCGCTTGCTTGGTCTCAAACGAGGGGGCGACCAGCTTGGTGCGTATGGCCTTGGCCAAGTCGTCCAGATCGAAGATGTCGCCCTGCGAGACCAGCTTAGAACGTGTTACACCACGCACCTTCTTGATGCCTTTGGTGCCGGTGTTCGTTGTATCTATTACGCGCATGACACGCGCTGCGTCGGCTGTGACGGTGAAGTCGATCTCTAACCCGTACTGCTTGCACAGGGACTTGAAGTTCTCAGCGATTGGCTTCCAGTCTTCAACGCTCACGTCATCGCTCAGGGGCCAGTACGCGTGAACACCTGCGCCGGATGAAGCCAGCCATGGTTGGCCCAACGCGCCCAGACCGCTGTCTTCCAAGAACTTGTCGATCGCGTGCACCGCTGCCTTGGCAGATGGGTACTCCCGTGGCGCTATGTTGCCCTCGGCATCAGGGATGTCGAGCTTGTGGTTGCAGTCGATGTCGATGAAGAGCGAGCGCAGGAAGCGTGCGTTTTTTGCTATCCGTTTACCGGGTTCTTCAAAGGTGGCCATGGCCACGTACGTGTCGTACGGGACCGAATTAAATTTATCCAGAGTAGGTTGCAGGTCTCCAAGCGTTGTTTTAAAAACGTGTGATTTTTTTGGCGTCGATAGTTCTGCCACGCAATAGTGGCCATGGCCCGCAGACGGCAGAACCACCGCGAGAAACTCAAGCGGCAACATACAGTTCCTTCGCAGGGGGTTTTATTTTTGGTCGTCGAGGGCGGCGATCAGCCGCTTGCACAACTCGGTGTTGTACGCTTGGAGCGCAGCAACGTCCCCTGCGGGAATCAAGGCAGCGTAGCGCAACAGTTCTTCGTTGGTCAGGTTCTCAGGGCGAATGCTTGACATGCTTTTCTCCATGCGTCTTCAGCGTTGCTGGACGACTCTAAAATTTTAATGAGGACGGCGACACGATCTTCGTAGGGCGCGAGCATATCGCCGCCTGCAAACCAGTTGTACACAGTCTGGCGCGTAGCACCCGTACACTGGGCGATCTTGGTCACCGGGAAGTCGAGATGAATGGCCCAGCGCCCGAGTCGGCTACCAAGCGTCTTCGGGGCGTTGAGTACCACATCTACGGTTTTGTCTGAATAGGCCATGGGCAAACAGGGGGCCGAAGCCCCCACTCCTTTTTAGTCTTCGTCGTCCCACGCAGCAGCGAGGTTGGCAAGGCCACTCTTAGCTGGCACGCTGGTGTTCTTGGCAGCAGCTTTACGAACCACTGGCTCTTCGCCTTCTTCCTCTTCCACAGGTGCTGGAGCTGGTGCGGCTTTGGCCTTGGCCTTGGCCTTTGGTGCTGGCGCTTCCTCTTCCTCAGCATCCGCAGCAGGAGGCGGGGCAATCTTGGTAGGACGCTTACCTTCCAGAGCAGGAGCGGCGGGAGCAGCGGGTGCACCCACACTGAACTGAACAGCCTTGACGGCGTCGTCGCTCTGGCCTTTCTCTTGCACGGTCTCGTATTCGGTGTCGCTCAACCAGCGCTTGGCTTTGAACACCAGCTTGGGGCTCTCCACCGTGGTGTCGAAGCGCAACTCGGTCACGACCATCTCAGGGCTGATGCTCTGGGCGGCGAGGAATCGGGCGTAGGCTTGCAGGGGGTACTTGCCGTTGGCTTCCTTGCCGAAGATCGAGGTAGCAGGCAGCGACAGCTGCAGGACATCGCCTTCAACATCATCGGCCAACACCACAGCCAAGCGCTGCTGGTAGCGGCAAGCCTTCATCTCGCCAGTGCCGGAGCCCTTGGCGTTCATGTCGCAGTTGGCGCAGTTCTCGCCTTGGGGTGCGGTGACTTCCTTGTCAGGCACGTTGCCATCGCTGGACCAGCAGTCAGGGCCAGTGGTGCTGTCGGCATCCCACTTCTTGGCGAAGAAAATACGGCTGACCTTGGGGGCAGCGTTGACGATGACGACATCGAGGTGACGGTCCTCAATCTGAGAGACTTCCTTGCCGTCGTGCACCAAGCGGAACACACCGCCTTTAATGCTGATGCGCTTGCCAGACTGACCAGCGCCGCCTGCGAGGGCTTTGGCGATTGCCGAGAGCTCGGCTTTTTTAACGAAGGCGGGGACTTTACTGCCGCCGAAGAGAGCGATTTCACTCATGGTTACTCCTAGTTGAGGTTGGGTTTATTTGACTTCGCCAAAGACGTAGTAGTCTTTGTAGAGTTCGGGGGAACAGGGGACAAGCACCACTGCGATGGTTTCGTTTTTATCGACAGAGACGATGTACTTGAAGGCGTACTCGAACTTGTTTGGCAGCGCGTCCCAAAAGGCGCGTGCTTCGGTTTCTGTGCGGAAGGCTTCTTGCGAACCAACCACGGCGGGGTGTGCGGTCAAAGGGGTTGTTGTCAGCATGGTATTGCTCCTGAGTTACTTGGTTGGCTTGCGCACAGACACGTCGTAGAACGCATCCGAGTTCAAGCCGGGTGGAACGAGCTTGGGGTTCTCTTCGAGAAACTGCGCCATGTTCGTTTGTGCGATACGCTTTTCCAACAGGTCCAGCGCGTTGTGATCGACCATGAACTGTTTGAATGAGTCCCAGTCTTGCGTTGAGTAACGCACCTTCTTGGACAAGATCGCTGTGCCGCTGGGGGTGCTGACCGACTTGGAGCCAAGCGCTTGCATCTGCTCCTTGATCGCGTTCTTCACTTCGTCCTGCTGCACCTTGATCTCTTCCATCTTGGTGGTGTACTCGCGGTCAAGCTCCTGCAGCTTGTCCCGCATCTTGCGGTAAATACGAACCAGCTTATCCATTGATACTGGCTCTTGTACTTGAGTGCTATCTTCCATTTGAGCTCCTTTGTTGTTGTCCATTGTTTGACAAGTATAACGTGTTTTCGGACTTGTGCAACTCCTTTCAATTTTTTCCGATTTCGCTTTTGAACATCTCGGTCAGCAGGTGGTTGTCGCTCACCTTACTGCCCAGCGCTTTGAACATCTTCTGCTCGATGGGGCTGCTCTGGATGTGGATGACCCGCACCTTGTCAGAGTCCTGCCCCTTGCGATCCGCACGTGCGATGGCCTGTGTGTACTGCTCCACGCTCATGAGCGGGCCATAGAACACCACCGTGTCGGCTGCTGTTAGGGTAATCCCGTGGGCAGTCGCTTGTGGCTGCATGACCAGCACCCTCGGCTCAGGCTCCGTCTGGAAGCGCTTGATGATATCGCCGCGCTTGTTCGGGGTGACATCGCCATGAATCTGCTCGTTCTTGATGCCCTGCTTGTCGAGGAAGGCAACGATGGTACTGATGGACGAGCGGAACAGGGCGAACACAATGACCTTGCGCTCGGTCTCCTCCAGCACCTCCAGCAGCACACGGGTGCGGGGCGATGCGTCGAACTCCACCACCTCATGGTCATCCGTGTAGGCAGCGCCTGCGCTGATTTGCAGCAGCTTGCTGACCTCTGCGGCTGCGTTGACTGCGCTGATCGTCTCGCCTGCGGCCTGCACCATCATGCGTTCTTTGAGCAGGTTGTAGTACTTCTTCTGCTGCGGCGACATCTCGACCTCGCGGGTCTCTGTGATGACGGGTGGCAGGTCCAAGCACTGCGCTTTGGTGAAGCGTATGGAGGGCTGCAACGCATCGTGCACTTGGTCTTTGGCCGTGGCCTTGGGTGCCCACTTGAACGCCGTGACTTTGTTCATCACCTTGTCGCGCCATGCCGTGAAGAACTTAGGCACCCGATCGGGCGAGACCAACTTGGCCAAGCCATACGCATCCACAGGCGACTGCGATGCAGGGGTGCCCGTCATCATCCATAGGTAGGTGTGCGGCTGAATGATCTTTGAGAGTGTCTTCCAGCGGTTGGTGCTCACGGTCTTGTAGGCGTTGGCCTCATCGACAATCACCAGATCAAAGCGCCCATCGTTGTTGACCTCATCGGCAATCAGGTTCAGGCCGTCGTAGTTGACGATCACGAACTCGTAGTCACCTTGGATCATCTCGATGCGCCGAGTGGCTTTGCTGTGGTGAGCGATGATGGCGCTGCGGTGCAGAACGCTTTGCCCAATATCGGCAAGCCACGCGCTGTGCATGATCGACAGAGGACACAGGATGAGAACCCGGCGAACCTCACCGATCTTCATCAGGTAGTCCGCTGCCCACAGTGCGCTCATCGTCTTGCCTGTGCCGGGGTCGTTGAAGCAAAAGGCTCTGCGGTGTAGCGTAAGGAACGCCGACGTTTCTATCTGGTGCTCCATCGGCTGGTATTTACCGGGCCAGTTGTAGCGACCGATGATGGGCGAGGGGGCTTTGCGTACACCCAAGTTGCGCAGCACACGGACTTCGTCCAGACCCCACTTGATGAGAATAGAGGTCCCTTCGTCTGACTCAAAGACGACCTGTCTCTTGGGGATGATGTTGTACTTGTCCGGTGTGCGTGTATTTATTAGAAGTGCTTTATTCTCGATGATCTGCATGGTGCTTACGTTTTGTCGCCTCGGTTGGCCTTGACGCTTCGCACGCGCAAGTTGCTTCGCGCTGTTGTGCCGTTCTTCTTGAGCGGCGTGATGTGGTCAACATCTTTGCCGTCGCCTTTGGTGACCGCGCCTTCCTTCTCCAGCATGCGGCGTGCCTTGACGCGCTGTGCACGCTTCTTGACCTGCTCGGGCTTGCCGTGGAACTCGGTGTACTCTTGCTTGTAGTCTCTGGGTTTGCTTGCCATCACACACTCCTTAGTGCTTGGGGTTGTGCTCGCATCCGGTGCAGGGGCACCAGCCGCAGAGCGGGGTTTGTTTGGGATGCCATACGCCGTTGGCCAGCGACGCTTCGATCTTGGCCACGCGCTCACGGTACTGCTGCCAGCCCGTTGAGAACTCCTCGACCTCCATCTTGGCCTTGACCATGTCGTCCTTGACCACAAAGATCAGCGCTGAGTTGACCTTGCGGATGTGTGGGTGATGCGCGAACACCAGCAGCGACATCAAGCGCAGCTGATCGCGGTCAGGGTACTTGTTGTTGCCCGTCTTCCAATCAGCCACCCACGCTGTCATGTTCTCGTCGTCGATGATGAGCAAGTCGGCGATGCCTCGTGCCCATGCGTCTTTGGCAAACCAATCGCAGGGCTTGAGGTCCACGGTCACGGCCATCTTCTGCTCGGCCATCTTGCGTCCGGGCTTCTTGAGCAGCGCATCAACCACTGGCTGCACGAACGCGTACTTCTCGTCAATCGGCGTTTGGTTCTGGATGTAGAGCTCAATGGCCTTGTGCAAGTCGTTGCCGTAGCGTGTAGCCTCGGTCTCTTGGAAGGGGTACTTCTTGAGCACCCGAACCTCGTGGTACCTACGTGGGCAACCCTCGTAATCTTTGAGGGCTGTGTGGCTCCATGCAATCGGTTTGGTCATTTGAATCTCGCAGTGCGGATGGCTTTGGTTAATCGGTCAGCGAATAGGGTGACGAAGCGCTCGTCTTCGCACAAGGGGCTGCCCATGTCGTTCAAGATAGCGTGCGTCAGCTCGTGCCAAAACGTGTTCTCCTGCTGCGCTGGGGTGAAGCGCTTGCCTGTGCGGCTGCTGTGACTGGCTACGTTGATCACGCGGATGTCGTAGCGTACAGACCCCATGCACCCGTACTTGTACATAATTTTGGGGTGCTCCACGGTGAACCACTTGGGTCCAACCATGAGGCGGCTTGGTATTTTGTTCATGTGCTTTCTCCTTATAAAAATCAATTCTTTGCAAGCCCGTACCTGCGGTGCACACCACCGTCTGCTGCCAGCGGGATACCCGGCATGTACTTCGGCTCCTTCGTCATCTGCGCGATCACCCACGACAGTGCCTCCTGAGAGTGTTCTTCAAGAGCCAAAGCCAAGAGTTCGTCGTGCACCGTTCCCTTGCAAGGGTAGCGTTTATCTACCCGCAACATGCCATCGGTCATCACAATACGGGCCGTCCCCTGTGTGATGTTGTTCACGACTTTTCCGGGGTACAGCTTATCATCGTCTGCGCCGTATGTCCACTGCAATCTGCCTTCCTCGTCCTTGCTGGGCTTTAGCCCGTCGTAGATGATGCTCATGCCGTTGGGCAGCACGATCTCCTCCTTGCGGAAGGTCAGGCACTTGTGCGTGTACTCGTTGCCGTTGTACAGGCTGTGCTCGATGAGCTCACCGCACAGGTTCCACAGACCTACAACAGGCTGCGCTGTGGCGCGGTACTTGTCGATGATGGCCTTGGCTGTTACGCAGTGAATGAGTAGCTCCTCGTCCGTGCAGATGTGGGCGATCTCAAACATCTTCTCCATGTGGTGCTTGTTCTCCAAGAAGCTGTGCACATGCCGGCCTGTGATACCCAGCTGCTTGGCGTCGGCCTTTGTGTAGCGCAAGGGCGGAGCCCCGAGGAAGCCCACCAACAACTGAGCAGCGAACGATGCCCAACCCAGACCGTAGCCTGCACCAAGCAGCGCTGACTTGGCTGACTGTCGCTGCACTGGGTGCGAGTCCTTGGTCATACCGGGCAGGTTAAACATCTGCGCACCGAACGCAGCGTACGGGTCACCGCCAGCGCGGAAGATCGCCAGCATCTCGTCGTAGTCCGAGAGCCATGCCAACACACGCGGTTCGATCTGGCTCAAGTCACCCACCACCAGCACCTTACCCTTGGGGGCCATGATGGCCTTGCGCAGGAAGGACCCGCGCTTTAAGTTCTGCATGTTGATGGCCGAGCCCTTGGCTGCGGTCCAGCGCCCCGACTTCGCGCCGTAGTATGAGAGCGGCACAGGCAGCGTGCCTCGGTTGCTGATGTCCAGAAAGCGTTGCGCACGGGTGCGCTCGGATGTGGACTTGACCTTCAGACGCGCCTCACACAGCAGGGCCACGTCCTCGTTGTCACCGTTGAGCATGGCTTGGAACATCGCATCGGTCTTGGCGAAGGCAAAGTTCACACCGACAGGCTTGGGCGTTTTGGCCGTGGGCTTTTTTTTCTTGGTCGGGGGCTCGATGCCCAGCTGGCGCAGTGCCTCGGCAAACAGATCGTTGGATGCCAGCACCGAGTCCGTGATTTTCAGGCGGTTGAGCAACGCCCCACGGTTAAGCTTCTCCTCAAGCAGTGCTTGCGTGAGCATGTTGGCATCGAGCTCCAGCTCAGGTATTGTGAACATGCGAAGCGTCATGTCGATCAGGCGCAGCTCACTGGCGGGGTATCCGGGCAGCATGCGCAGCAGAATCTGTTCACACAACCACGTGTCGTGCTTGCAGTACTCGGCCAACTCCTGCTCAATCACAAAGGGCAGCGCGTCCAGAATGTTCTCGGAGGACGCAAGCCCATCGCCCTTGGGTGGCAGCTCAAAGCGCTCGGCGAGTTTCTTCAGGCTGTTGCCTGCTTCGATGCCGTACAGTGCGCGTGCCATCGACAGGGTATCGAACAAGAAGGCAGGGCGGATGCCGTAGACCCAAGACAGGATAGCGCCATCGAACTGGGTGTTCTGGCATGCCACTGCGGTGCGGCTCCAGTCAATGTCCTCGCCCCACGCTTTGATGCCTGAGCCCCTGACCCACACAGCACCAGTCCTGATGGGTTGGCCGGGTTGCCACAGCTGCGGGTTGCTGAGGTCAATGTCTTTCCATGACAGGCCCCATGCTTTGAAGCGTGGGTCACGGAGGTATTCTTCGGTTGTCTGACACGAGAAGCCCAGCTTAGCGGTACGACCCCATGCTGTCTCGAAGTCCAGCACGATGAGTCGATCAAAGGGCATGCTCATTGCATCACCCCGCTTGGTGTGCTGTGCATCTGCTCGTTGAGCACCGTCTCGTATGCGCAGGACACGAGCTCGAACACCACGTCCTTGTCGCCGAAGGCGTGCATCTGAGCAACTTCGCTTTTGTCCTGAAGTATCAATACAAGCGAGTGCCCATCATTAGCGCAGCGTATCAACTCCCGTATGGTAAGCGCCACGTGTACGGCGGCTCCGTGGGGCAGCGATGCTACGCTGTCGATCAGTTCTCTTGCGGCTGCTTCTTTATCCATGCTACTAACTCCTTTACATCGTTGAGGTTTGTTTCGTTGACCACCAGCGTCTTGCCGCCAGCGAGTCTTATACGGGCCATCTCGGCCTCTTGTAGTGCGGTGGGCTTGTTGGTGCCCGCCTTGCACTCTATACCAAAGAAGCGCCCGTTCAAGCAGCAGACGATGTCAGGTACACCGCTGCGTCCAAAGCCGCCCGTGACTGGGTAGAAGTAGTACACACGCTCGTGCTTGAGTATCTCGACGACTTGCTTCTTTACTTTCGATTCAGGCGTTGCTGCCATTGGTATCTTTCAGATTGGGTGAGGGGGTTATGCAGATTACACGCCCCCTCGTTTCGTGTTATTGGATTGTGTGCGCGTACAAAAAATCCAACACCCCGCGCACACACGACTGCGGTTTACATCTGCAAGGCTTCGCGCAGTCGGCCATCATAGGGTGTTGGGGTACTGTTTATTTGAGGTGTTCGAGTTCGATGAGCAGGTCGACGTAGTGCTTGACCTTCTCTAAATCTTTGATGCCGCCCTTGTCGCGCCAGCGGCTGATGTACTTGACCACGTTGGCTTCGCAGTATGGAAGCTGGTTGGCGTGGATGTACTCGATGGGCTGAATCTTCAGCTTCTTGTAGTGATCGCCGCCGACTTGTACGTCCAGCGCGTTTTGTTCGTTGCTCATATCAGTGCTCCTTTATTTTGAATCTGTTGTTGGACCATCGGCTATCTCCTTCAAGAAGCCGAGCAGGGGCAGTAGCATTTGTAGTTCATACGTTTTGAAATGACCGTCGTTGCATCTTTCTTCGTACGCCCTCGCTTCTGCCTGCAAGCGCCGCGCAAACACACGCTTACCCGCAATAACAAGCTGTTGTGCACGGGTTGGTGACACGTCGAGGTTTTCCCCAATTTTTCTGTATGTCATGCCAAGGGCTCGCATTTCTACGGCCATTATTTTCCGAGGTTTGTGGCTCATAGCGTAGCTTCTCCGAGGTCGGCTAGGTGATCAGTACGCCGCTTTGTCAGCGTGGCTCGGTGCATCGCCTCCAGTATTTTCGGGTTCACCCTTTCGAATGGCCAGAACACACTTGGCGTAGATGTGTTCAAGGGTATGGCGCAAGTGGATTGCTTCTTCGATTGCGTTGTCTCTTTGGTTGCGGAGTTGTCTGTTTTCATATTGCAGGTCTGCTACGAGTAGGTCCAGTTCATGTTCGTTCATTTACTTTCCTTTGTGTTTGAAGCGAGTGTCTACGGTTTTGGCTCGATGGGCTTGCCCCGCCTTGGATGCCTTGAGGGATTGCTCTTGGTCCTTAATCATCTTGTCGCTCTTACCAAACGGACTGCCCTCACGGATGTTGAAAGCGTTGGGCAGAGGCCAGATTCGTTCATCTATTTTCATGGCTTCTCCTTGAAGTCGTCTATTGCAATACACCCACGCTCACGGCAACCTTCATCAAGGGTGGGCAGGAACTCGTCCAGTGCGTTGTACACCTTCTCGCGCAGCATGCTCGGCGCTCCGTGGTACAGCACGGCTATGTCCATCAGCTTTTCGACCAGTGGTTTGGCTTGTTCGTATCTCATTTCATTACCTCATTTCTCATGGAGTTGGCCCGTGCAATATACACAGGGTGCACTCGTTTGTTCAGTAGCTGGGCCTCGTCCAGCGCACGTTCAATAGATACAGCTTGAGTAGAGTCCCACTTGTCGGTCTTGATCAGGGCTTGGCATGCGGACATACCACCGCGCAGGATGCGTACACCTACATCCTCACCGCCAACGTCAGGGTCAAGCTCGGAGGCTACACCAATGGTTGCTAACATCACGGCCAAGTTCTCCAGCAGGTCAGCGCACGGCTCACCATCTTGCATCATGTACAACCTGATCTTGCGGGTGGTCAGGTCATCAGCCAGCTTCTTCTGCGCCATCGCACGGGCCACAGGGTTGAGCGCCGTGTTCTTGCTGACGTACTTGACTCTCATGCCATGATCCAGAAGGCGACCAGTAGGCCACAGCCCATGATGATCGTGATGTAGATGATGTACAGGCAGATGGTTTGCAAGTCGTCCCATTCCATGTTCTTCTCCTTCTGTTGAATCTCTCTGCGCAGTGGCTCAAGTAGCTGATCATCACGGCGCAACCATGTGATGAAGCGGTTGATCATTCTTTTTCCTTGGCCTCATAGCCCGACTTAAACCCAGCATCCCACGCCTTGGCCCAGCATACGCACCACATGGCGTAGAACCCACCGTTGAGCGGGAACTCAAAGTCTTTGTCATCGGTGAACAGGGTGGCGGCGTTCTTGCGCTTGGTAAAAGCTTCCCACGCCTTGTCTCGCGCCTTGTTCATCAGTGGAACATCGTCAAACATTCCGTCATCCATGGTTCTTCTCCTTGAGTTTGGCTTCAATCAAGTGGTAAAACAAAATCAATCCACTACCGTCATGCTTTATAAGTATCTCCTGATATTCCGCATCCGTCAGCCCCACCCACTCCCGTCGCGGCAAAAGCGTCAAAACATCACTACACATCACCTTGACCGAGTTGTAGCCTTCGCTATCGTTGCGGTCTGCGAGGTCGTATGCTTCCTGCATGATGCGGACACGAATTTTTTCTGTGAGGTCTTTCATGTGTTCTTCTCCTTTGAACCCATAAACATTTGTGCGCCCCAAGCGTCCAGTATTCTTGCCATCGCTTGCTCACGCTCCTGTTCGGTAGCATCTTCGTATTCTTCAGCAACGCATTGTTTTAGTATCGCAAACACGTCCTCTGCGAATTGTTTACGTGTTATTGCTGTCATGTGTTCTTCTCCTTGAGTTTGGCTTTGATGTGCCTGATGGTTTTGTTCGGTAGGCACTGAAACAGGCACTCAGCCGGGACTCCGTACTCGAAGCACTTGGCCATTGCACCAATAGGCAGGGCGCGTTTGCTGTTGACAAATTCACTGTAATGACTAGGCTGGATGCCAAGCACAAAGGCCCACTCACCTTGCGTCAGGCCGTAGCTGTCGCGTCGAAACTCGACCGCATCAATGAGTCCGGGAAGCGTCATGTGTTCTTCTCCTTGATCTTGGCTTCTGCCCACTGAGCGCCCTTTAAGAACGCAGCGTCGCCAAAGTGCGTGTCCGGCAGTTCATCCCAGTTCAAACCCACCCACTCACGCTTTTGTAGCCGTGCCACTTCGTCCATCAGGTCGTTGTTGAACGACACCAAGCGGCGCAGTTCGGCGGCAATGTAGGGGGCTAGGTACAGTTTTGCGTTCACCGGGTCTTCCAACTGATCAGCCAGTCGTTCGGCTTCGGCGTGGCGGCTACACGTTTGTGCTGGCTGCTCTGCCTCTGCGATGGCTTGGCGCATCTCGGCAAGGGCTTGATGTGCTCTGTCTGCCCATTCCGAATCGACAGGTTCATCGTGCCAATTACCATCGAAAACCTCAACCCATCGCTTCATTGCTTCGGTTTGTTTGCTCATCTAACCACCCCCACAACAACAGCCAGCACACCAGCACCCACAGCGCCAAGGACGATGCCAAGGGCCAGTGCCGCCCAGTACTTCATGGTCTTGCGCCAAGCTGATGGGGCTTGATGAATCCAAAACGCAGGTGTCCGCTTGCCCACCTTGCCGGGGCTGATGCCGAAGTGGTCGAGTTCAAATTGTTCTCTTGAGGTCATGCTTCCCTCGCTTTCAGCATGGCGTCTGCCATTGCGTAACATCTATCAGAATCTTCTTTGGGTTCCTTCCAATTCCAGTACCCAGCAGTCATGAGCGCTTGCATCGCCTTGGCCGCAAAGTAGTCGCGCAGGGTCATGCCGGGGTAGTAGTTCTCCAGTGGCTTTGTGGTGGGTGCTGGAAATGCTCGCCCACCTGTGTTTGTGTTGCTCATTTCTTTCTCCTGTCACAAAGTGGGTTGTTGAATGTATTCAACGACCTGCTGCATCCCCGCGGCCGATACCGACCACTCAGGCACCCCGCCATCAAGGCAAAGCCCGAGGGGTTGCCGATCCAACAGGGTGCTCACGTAGTAGCGCGAAACAAACTGCCCCCGCTCGCCAAAGGAAGAACCTGCGTAGCTCGAATCGTAAAACTCCACCATCGGCGCTTTGTCGTTGACCAAACAGTCATCGAGCCCGTACCTCTCGCCCGTGTTGACAAGGCGAACATTGAATTTTTCAACTTTTTTCATTTCTTGTTCCTTTCACAGTATTGATTCATTGCTTGCTTGGCCCGTGGCTCACTGCCATCGAACCACCACTTTGTACAAGTCTCCAAGGCTTGCGGGGACATGAGTGCCCGGTCTTGCCCCTCGACGTAGCCTTGTTCAAAGCCACGTGTAAACGCCATCCCAGTCAGCTCGTAGCCGATCACGACGGACAGCACCAGCCAGATTGCGGCGAGGTACTTCATGGTTGCTCTCCAACTTCTTCCTCACTCCACTCATGCTGACAACAGCAGCAGACGTAGTAGTCGTCGTAAGGTGTAACTCCTTGTTGCCACGACCATTTGATCGTGTCGTATTCTTCTGAATCGCACTTAGGGCAGGTTTCGTTCATACGACCTCCAAGGCAAACAAGACAATCAAGAAGATCACCACAACAGGGGCCATCCACAAGACTGCTTTGTCTTCCCAATCCATCTCTGGTTGGGCATCTTTCTCGACCACCTCGCCCCATCGCTCGTATGGGCCAAAGGCTTCCTCAAGTGTGCGTGGGTACACGTAGTCAGCGTTGGGGATGTTTTGTTTAGGTATTTTGTACATGGTGCGCTCCTTTTAGGAAAACAACTTCTTGAGTTCTTCATACACGGCACGCGCATCGCGTACCGACAAACTCTCGACCACATGCTTGGGGTCAACGCCTACACGAAGCATCTTGATGGGTTGCGCGGCTTGCGCTTGCTCGAACTGCTCAACAGTAGGCACGGGCTTCTTCTTGGGTACCAACCTCTGCACAGTTTTCTCTTTGTTGGCTTTCTCTTTGTTGATAGAGAGACCTGCCAGACCTGCCTTGCTCTTAGCCTCACGCTCTTGCTTAACCTTCGCCATTGCTTCATCAAGCGTCATGGCTATGGGCCAGTAACGGTATGAGGACTTGTAGTCCGTGCCTTCGGGCGGCAGCTTCACACGCATGACCAAGCCTCGGTCGTACAACAACTTGAGCTGGCCACTGATGCTGTCGAACCAAGGGTAGCCCATGTCTCTGGCGCGCTTTTCTAACTGAGAGCACGTCACCTTGGGTGTCTCGACAAGCATCTTGTAGACGGCTCGAACTTGTGAGCCGCGCTCGGGGGATTGTGTGTTGTCTGTCTGTGCGAGGGTAAGGGTTTGTGGTGCTTGCACGATTGATTTCTCCTGTGTTTGATTGAGTGCTTGAGGTTGTGTATCTGGCTCGTCATCGAACCATTGCTTTGTTGCGCCTGTCATGGCGTTCTTGAGTGCGTGTTGCAGTGCGTTTTCCATTTCTAAAGCTCCTTGGGGTTAAAGAAAGAATGTCCAGTGTTAGACATTCTACACAAAAAGAGAGGGGCCGCAAGCCCCCCTCCAAACTTAGTTACTGATGGCGTCATAGAGCTCACACATCACGGAGTCCACGTCCATACCTTGGTACAGCGAAGTCGCCGCACTCTCGATAAGCTCGGGCGTCAACTGTGAGATGTGCTGGTTGACGAAGTGCAGGGCCTCAGCTGGGTCGTCAGGCAGGATAGCGTTGGCCATGATGCGGGCGAGGTTGGCTTTGCTGCCCTGCTCTGCCTCAGTCAGCGCGTCAATGACCTCGTACATATAGTCCTCGTCAGCGATGTACTTGGCCCACTCACTGTCGTCGTACTCTTTGTACTTGCCCCACGTACTGTCTTTGTCCCATGCGTGCTGCTTGCCGCTCGACTTGGTATCCCATGCGTGTCCGTAGTCTTTCCAATCAGCATACAAGTCAGGCTCAACAGCAGCCGGGTCACGCTCGGTAGGCAACTCGTCCCAGTCGAACGACAACACAGCGTCAGCCAGCGCACGCAGGTGCAGGATGTCTTGGGCCTCATCACTGCTGTGCTCGCACAGGTAACCGATGCTGATGTTGGTGCACTCAGGCACGACACGGATGAACTCGGCAGTGTCGGTGTACACGCCGCCATCGCATGGCATGTAGAGCATACCGGCATCGTTGAGCTTGTCGCTGAGCGCTTGGGCAAACGCATCGGACGAACACCGACCGCCCGACTGATGCGTGATGATGTCGCTCGAACCCCTGCGGTCAAAGGCAATGGCTCGGTCGAACTGGCTGAGCAGCTCGGTGTTGTGCTTGCCCACGTGTGTGGCACCGATGCCGCCGCACTCCTCGCCAACAGTGAACAGGTAGTAGGCCCGCACCTCGTTGGTCATCAAGTGCATGAGCATGGCGATACCCGAGCCATCGTCAGCGCCCAGCTGCGAGCCGTCAGCAAACCACACGGAGTCGGTCTTGCGTATGTGGTTGATGCCGTCGTCACGGTGCACAGTGTCCACGTGTGCAGTGAACAGCGTTCGGTTGGTGGCGTGTGCTCGGTAGTCCACGTGCAGGTTACCCACCTCATCGAACGACCACGCAGCACCCTCGGGGATGCCCCGCAGGATGTAGCCCAGCGCGTTGCGCTCGTTGAACCCATCATGCGGACGCTTCATGCTGAGCATCTTGTCGAGTGTGGTCATGAGCATGGAGCCCTCGTACTTGCGAGCCAGCGTCACGTCAGCAGCAGAGAGCGCTCGCTCTTGCAGGGTTGCCCGTTTGTACACAGGGGTGGTCACGGTTGATGTCACTGTTTGTAGGACGGTGGGCGTGGTGATGTAGGTCTTGGCGCTCATGGCGTTACCCTTCTTGGTTGATTTCTTGGTGGTCTTGTTTGGTTTGGTAGCGTAGCTCATTTGGTTTCTCCTTCTGTGATTTCAATCTGACTGATGTCAACGTACACGCTGTCGTCAAGGGCTGACTGCTTGAGGTACGTGCCGATGTCATCCTTGTGCCAGCGGTCGCCGTAGCAGTCAAGCACTGTGTCGTCCATCAGCACAGTCTCGCCGTCATGCACGCCGTACTCAAGGTGCACGATGGTCTCGCCAATGTCATCGTCGTGGAAGTGTCGGCCACACATAGTGGTGTGAACATCATCAGCGTCAATGTACTCACCGCTGTGCTTGCTGTCGTCATCGAGGCGAAGCACATCGTCACCCACGTCATCGTCGTGCCAGTAGTTGCCGTCAATGTCGCACACGGTGTTGTCGATGTGCGTGTAATCACCATCGTGGCATCCGTTGTCAAGGCACACGTAGTCCTCAGCTGAGCGTGAGCCGGGCACGATGGCATCGCCCTCGACTGTTGTCACCACCTCGTCGTTGTTGATATACGCACCACCCCAACGGCAGACGTTGTCCACGTATGTGAAGTCAGAGTCGAGGCAACTGCTGCACACAGAGTAGTCGCCGTCAACACCGGTGCCGTGCAAGTCATCCTCACTGACACGTGAGCCGCAGTGCTCGCAGGTGCAGCTCTCGATGAACTCGGCTGTGCCGTTGGTCTCGCGCAGCTGGTACTCACCATCGCCTGAGATGCGCCAGTAGTAGACGCCGTCGCTCTGCCCCAAGTCAGCGTTGTACCTGTCGCCGTCAATGTAGGGTGCAAGCATATCGCCATTTCGCACCTCCTCGGTGTACAGCTTGGTGCCAGCAGGCCAAGAGTTGAAGTGCTCATACCCTTGGTCTTTGAGCCACGCTTGTAGCTTCTCGTCCGAGTGTGAGTAGCCCGTGTTGTTGGGGTTATCGTTGTCCGCCTTGAACGTACGCACGAAGCACTTGTGCTTGTCGGTCTCCAGCACCAAGGCACGACCGACAAACTGATCGCGTCCGTTGCGACGCACAGCCATGCGCCAACCATACTGCGGGTCATAGCATCGGTATGGGTGCTCACGTGTGCAGGCATCCTCCTCGTCCTCATCGTAGCTGTCCCAACGCATACATGAGCGAGGCCCAGTCTGCACCACCTTGATGTAGTCCTTGGCAGTGTCAGGCACAAACTCGCAGGTGTTGGACTGCTTGGCGTTGTAGGCATCGACCATCTCACGCAACACGTGGTCAGGCAAGTCGGCATGCGCCCAGCGCTCACGCACATACTTGTTGACGGATGTCACGACCTGTCGGTCATACTCACCGCCCTTCTCGTCACGTGTGTATGCGATGCGGGTAGGGTCAGACTCAGATACGTGAGGCCACTCAAGCACGACACGGTGCCAGTCGATAGGGCGAGCACGTGTGGTCATGAGGTCATACACAACGGGGTGTATGTAGAAACGGCACTGCAGGACATGGTGCCAAGTGCGGCTGTGGTTTAGCACAGTCATGAGGCAGTGCAGGTTGTAGTTTTGGATGGTATCCATGATGAAAATCTCCTGTTGATGTGCCGATGAAACCGCATCGGCTACGGATAGGGACACGTTGTCCCTGAATTACTTGGCGTCTTGCACAGTCCAGCCAGCGGCCACCATGACACGGCGCACACTGGGGTCAGGCGTATGCCCCTCACGGATAGACGCCACCTTGCGCATGCCATCCACGATGCGGACAATCAAGCCAGAGCGGGGGACTATCCAGATACCCCCATCGGCTACGCGTGCCAGTTGTTTGTTGTTCCACTGCACAGCGTTGGTCATGCCTTCTGTTGTGTCGAGGTCGTAGTTCATTTGAGTTCCTCCGGTATGTCGATGTTGTCGCCCAGTTTGGATGCCACGTAGCACCGCATGGCGGCAATCAGGGGCTTTTCTGCGGCTTGCTCATTCATGCCCCAATAATCACGGGCAAACCATTCCCCCCCGTCCAAATGAGCGCCAATGCTGATGCCCTCCCTCTCAATGATCGGCCCGCCTTGTGCCCAGTCGGTTGATGGTGTGTAGCTGTGGAGCGGCTGGTCTGCGATGCCGTCACGGGTCAGCCATGGGTCGCGTGGGTCGTCAAACTCTATGCCGCGCCCCTCGCATTTCGCCACCGCCCAGTCGAGAGCGGCTCCTGTCAGTTCAGATGTTTTCATTTCCGTTCCTTCGGTGTTTCGATTTCAGATGCGTTGACCATTGTGTTGACCACGACCATCATTGCAGTCAGGGCCGTTAGTCGGTCACGCTTGGGTAGTGTGTCAATCAGGCGGTAGGCAAACTGCAACGCCCCCACTACGTCACTACCTCGGTCGCCATACAGGTTGTTGCGGTATTCAGTCAGTTTCATGCTGTCTCTCCATTGATGAGTGCCACAATCTTTGCGGCTGTTGTGTCATATACGTCCACTGTGCGGTAGCGGCCATACATCGTGATGCACACCTCCACTCGCGCCCTTCCAGCGTTGCCGTAGTTTTCGTACGGCTCCTTCTGCTCTACATACACCACATGGATAGGGTTGACCCATATGTCGGTGCCGGGTAGTTTCACTAACTTCTTCATGCTGTCTCTCCCATCAGGTTGTTGCGCCACTCAGTGAGCGCGTTGAATACGTCTTGTCGTGAGCCCTTGTAGCCCATCATCTTGAGCGTTGAGTAAGCAGTCGGGCCTCGGGATTTGTGCAGTCCTTTGATTTCGAGGTTCAACATCTGGCGCAGGGTCAATAGGCGAGCCGCCTCTATCTGGTGTCCGGTTAGTGTGGTCATTTGCTTTCTCCTTATCGTTTGTTGAGTCTGAGGCGGTAGCTGGTGGCCTTGATGCGGCCCCAGTCCAGCTCGTCCTGTGCTTGCGCTTTCTCAGCCTTACGCATGAACTCATCCGTGCGACGGCTCATCTCTGCTCGCTCTGCGAACTCAGCACGCAGGGTGCGGAGCTTGGCGAGTTCTCTCTCCTTGATACTTGACGCATAGGTCATGATGATTCTCCAGTTGATGTGTCGGTGATTGAGAGCCGCACCGACTTCGGCTTTACTTGTGGACAGGGACACGCTGTCCCTGCTGTTACTCTGGTTGGGGGAGGACGAGGTTACCTAACGCCTCCCTTACTAAGGCAGGGGGCTTTATCCTGTTCGTCTGCTCGTAAGGTATCTTCATGTACCACTCGTCCCGCAGGTCACCGACTGGCTCGGGCAGGTCGGACAGTAACTCGATGAGTCTGCGTGGGGGTGGTGGTATGTCGAAGTTGGGGCCGGTGCGCATGATTGACCACACCTTCTCACTCATGTGCTTATGTAGTACGCCCCTGTAACGCGTTACGAAAGCGTAGAGCTTGGTGCTACCCCTGTCTGTCCGGCTTAGTAGGCGTAGCAAATTGCTGGCCCACTGGGAGTCCGCTCTGAGTACGGAACGAACACCGCGCCACGCCTCCTTGCGTTTGTTGTGGTGGTACTCCCTCATGTTGTTGGTGCTCGTCATACTGCGGGCCTTGGCTCGCTTCTCACGTAACACGTCAGCCTCGTACTGGGTCATCACCCCGTAGTACACGGCGTTGGATATCTCTTTGAGGCTCATGGGGTTGAACTCCTTGCGTGGGTTGCGGCACGCGAGGCACATGGAGCGCTCTATCTCTACGGCGTGGGTTCCAGCAAACCCTTGCTTGCGGGCTTGGAGCTTGGTCAGGTGCTCTTTGAAGTTGTTCGGCGGTTTGTAGGCGTTGCACTTGGGGCATAGCGTGAGTGGGTTCACGCCCTCATCGTGTGGGTCGGGTATGAGCAGGGCGAAGTCGCCGTCGGGTTGGATTTTCATGGGGGCTCCGTGGTTTGTGGGACAGGGACACGCTGTCCCTGCGGTGAATTGTACCGCTAAGTGTCACACGTACTGACACCTACTGGCGCTGCGCCAGTGACGCTGCCACTAACTGCGGGTTGCACGGCAAGCTAGAAGCCCTGTGTTTATGCGGGTTGCAGGGTTTTTGGGTTCGGTGAACATGCCGCTGGGGAAATAGAAAAACCAAAAAGCCTGAGAGCTTCTTTCTCCGCAAGAAGGTGGCAAAACAAAAAGGGGTGTATATATATATCTTTTAATTAAATAAATTTATATATATAGAGCCACCTTTTTGGCAGGCGCTAGGTTTCATGCGGGTTGTAGATGACCGCTATATCTGCCAGTTGCTGTCACGAATACTGGACAGCGCGGCAACCACTGTATGGATATGCAGTCATGCAAGGAACGCATAAAGGTTGGGTGATTTTGGGGCATGGTGCTTAATCCTTGTAGATGTTGAGCCATGTCATGGCGTCTCGTTTGGTGCGGCACTCCCGCATCGTCTTGTCCCCGACACGCACGACCCATTCGATGAGCGGTGTTGTGCGGCTGTTGTAGGACTCTTTGCGGTAGAGCGATGCCCTACCAAGGGTTGTGATGAGTTGCATGGGTTCTCCGTTTGACGGGTTTTGAAACACCGCACAACCCAGACGCTCTGAGTTGTGCGGAAGAAAACAGGGACACGCTGTCCCTGTCACTGAAAAGCGGCCAAGACTTTGCGGCGCTGTGCTGGCGTGAGTTTTTCCATCGCCTTAATCATCTTGGCCACAGGGTCGGCTTCGGTCTTGAACGATTCCTTGGGCGCACTGAAGTGAACCAAGACGTTGCGTTGCCAAGACTTGTAGGCCGCATCAAAGCGCCCTTCGAACGAATACTCTGCACCCTTGAAGAACTGCGCCGCGCCTTTGCCTGACCACGACACCTTGCACTCGAAATGCTCCGCGTGAACAGTCGCCAGCTCTCGCATGAGTTCGGGACACGATGCGCCTTTGAGTTGTGCGGCAACGTCGCGCAGGGCTGTGCCGTAGGTTGTGCCTGCCTTGAGGAACTGGCGATAAGCGGCGACGACTGGTTTGAATTGAGACATGATGAAACTCCAAATTGAAAAGAACAAAAACAAATAGGGACAACGTGTCCCTATTACCTAACCACCTTGATTAGATGCCTCTATTATACCATTCCAGCTTTTTTGGCAGTTTTGCGGTTTGGTAATTTTGGCGGTTCTGACCCCCACCCACCGGGGGGAACCCCTTTTGGGCGTGTGTGGTGGCGCTGTACAATAACACTGTTCCATAACCACCCCCACCATTTTTGTCTAATGCTGTCAAATCAACCAATTAAAAAGCACCCCACCCCCTCAATTAATTAACGCCTACCCCCACCTATATTATAAAAAATTCCAATTAACCTTGTCTAACAATGGACATAGCCAAATAAAAAAGAGGCCCCAGTCTTGCAACCGGGGCCAAACTCAACAAGGAGAATAGCACTGCAACCCGCTTGCGCAGACTGCGGTGGTAGTATAGACTGTGTACATCGAGGTTGCCAACCTACGCAAATATGCTTGAACACCTTATCGTGGATGACCCCACGCAATTCACCCCCGCCGTGCAACAGCACGACGCCAAGATGCTTTTGCCTTTGGCAAAGGCAGACCCAGCCAGCATTGTCGATGCACAAGCGGCCACCAGCGCATTTCTGGAGGGCTTCGACGATGTAGACCCCGACGCGGCAGTAGATGATGCCCAGCGCCAAGCAGCGCGAGAGGCGTTCACAGCCATGACGTCCGGCACCGATGTGCTCGACATACGCACGAAACTGACCCAGATCAAGGTACCGCAGGCGGTACAGCACTTGGTGGGCATGCTCAGCGCGTATGACTGGGAGTTCATGGAGCAGGCCAAGGAGCTGCGCGGCTATGCCGTCTCGCAGATTCTGGAGGAAACCAAGCACCCAGACGCAAAAATTCGTCTCAAGGCGCTTGACATGCTGGGCAAAGTCACCGAAGTGGCGCTGTTTACCGAGCGAATTGAGGTCAAGAAGACCGCGCTCTCTGACTCTGATCTGGACGCCAAGATCAAGGAAAAGCTCAACCGCTTCATGGGCGTGATTGACGCTGAGGACGTATCTGGAATGGATGAGCCCCTGCCTGATGACCTGCCGGATACCCCGCTGGACGCAGGTGAAGCCCCCGTAGACCCACCGGCCGACGCCGATGCGCGTTGAACAACTGACCTCCCTCTCCAAGCGGGAGCTCGAAGCCCTCCAGAAGGTGCTTCCGACCATGACCGTCAAAGAGAAGATGGACCTCTTTGAGATGCTCGAAGAGCGCGAAAAGCGCTTGTCCAACGTGCTTGGACGCTCGGACATGATTGAGTTTGCCAAGTACGTCTACCCCGGCTTCAAGGTGGGGGCTCATCACCGCAAACTGGCCAAAATCTTCACCGACGTGGTCGAGGGCAAGAAGAAGCGGGTGATCATCAACATCGCCCCTCGTATGGGTAAGTCCGAGTTCAGCTCCTACCTGTTCCCGGCCTACTTCATGGGGCGCTTCCCCGAGAAGAAGATCATCATGGGCACGCACACCGCGTCGCTCTCCGAGGACTTTGGCCGCCGGGTGAGGAACTTGATTGACACGGATGAGTACCGCCAGCTCTACCCCAGCACACTGGTAGCCTCCGACCAGAAGGCGTCGGGCAAATGGTCCACCCAGTCCGGGGGCCAGTACTATGCGGTGGGTGTGGGCGGTGCGCTGGCCGGCCGTGGTGCCGACCTCTTCGTGATTGACGATCCACACTCGGAGCAGGACGTCAAAATTAACTCGCGTCTAGCATTTGACACGGCGTGGAATTGGTTCCAAACAGGCCCCTTGCAGCGCTTAATGCCCGGTGGCGCGATCATCGTGATCATGACCCGCTGGAGTCTCTTGGACCTGACCGGGCGGCTGCTTGACTTCCAGACCCGCAACCCCGAAGCCGACCGTTGGGACATCGTGGAGCTGCCGGCCATCCTGCACGAGGGTGAGGAGAACGAGAAGTCGCTCTGGCCAGAGCAGTGGCCACTGGACCAGCTCCAGTCCAAGAAGGCCAACATGGACCCCCGGTTCTGGAACGCGCAGTACATGCAGCAGCCCACATCGGACACCTCTGCGCTGGTCTCGCGCAAGATGTGGCGTATATGGGAGCGTGACGACCCGCCGTCGTGCGAGTACATCATCCAGAGCTGGGACACGGCCTTTGAGACCAAGAACAACTCCGACTACAGCGCCTGCACCACGTGGGGTGTCTTCTACAACGAGGAGGCTGGGGGCAAGCCCAACCTGATCCTGCTCGACGCCTTTAAGGCCCGCATGACGTTCCCAGAGCTGAAGGAGTGCGCCTTGAAGCACTGGAAGGAATGGCAGCCAGATGCGTTCATCGTTGAAAAGAAGGCGGCGGGTGCACCGCTGATCCAAGAGCTGCGGGCTACGGGTATACCCGTACAAGAGTTCAGCCCCAGCCGGGGCAACGACAAGATGGTGCGTCTGAACGCGGTCGCTGACTTGTTTGCCTCCGGCACGGTGTGGGCACCCGACACCCGCTGGGCGCGGGAGGTGATCGAGGAGATCGCAGCCTTCCCCGTGGGCGAGCACGACGACTACGTGGACACCACCACACAGGCGCTCCTGCGCTATAGGCAGGGGGGCTTCATTGCGTTAGACTCCGACGAGCAAGAAGATTTGATGTACCGCATCCCACGGCGTGCGGCGTACTACTGAGGGGTCCAGATGGCAAAGCAAAACGACGACTACACACCGGACTTGGCCACGCTGCAGGCAATGCAGCAGGTCGGCGTGCGAGACACAAGGACCTCGCCGTCTAAGATCGACCGGATGCCCAGCACAGGCGCAGGTTTACCCGGCTTACGGGTGCGGGACTTGCCGTATTTGGAAGACACAAACACGCGTGGGTTTGTCATAGGAAGTAATCGTGCCAGCGAGAAGGACAACAACCGCCGACGCGAACAGACCGTGTTTAAGGCCCCCAGCGCCGGAGCGGACACAGCAGCGCATGAGATTGAGCACTTGCTCGCACGCCAGAACCTTGGGTTTGCACAGCTAACGCGGGACAAGTTTGAAGAACTTCTGGGCGACGGTTCGGACAAACCGACCACACAGATCGTACGCAAGCGCGGTGCTTTTTTGGATGGTCTGATTGAATCGGCACCGTATTTGAAAGAAAAGTACGGCATCGACAATGCGTACATGGACCCTGAGTTCATACGCGAACAAGGGCGTGTTGGCCTCTACGAAATACTTGCTACACTGGCTGGCACGGAAGCTGCACAGAACGTGGACCTGACAAAAGACCCCGTTCTTCGTAAAACCTTGTTCAAAGACAAGGACGTGCGCGAGACTTACAACGCCGTCACCGGGCTGCGCCAAACGCGCCTTGACCCCCGTGATATAGACCCGTACACCCGCCAGCCCGAAAAAGAAGACGGCATGCTGGGTGGTTTGAAAAAACTGATTGGTTACGCTAACGGCGGTCGTGTGGACAACGCCGGTGGTAGCAAACTGATTTAAGGAACCGAAATGGCGACCAACATTGACAAAGCCCTATACCAAGCCCCCATGGGCATTGATGAAGCTGCAGAAGAGGAGTCCCCGATCGAGATTGAGATCGTGGACCCCGAGGAAGTCAACATCGGCATCGACGGGTTGGAGATCAGCTTGAAGCCCGGTGAGCCTTCGGCTGATGACTTCGAGTCCAACATCGCCGAGTTCATGGAAGAGCAGGACCTGCATGCGCTGGCCGAGACCTTGAGCGATGACGTCAAGAACGACAAGGACAGCCGCAAGGATTGGGAAGAGACGTACAAGGAAGGCTTGAAGCTGCTGGGCCTGAAGTACGAGGAGCGCACGGAGCCGTGGAACGGTGCCTGTGGCGTCTTCCACCCCATGATCACTGAAGCCGTTGTGCGGTTCCAGTCCGAGACCATCATGGAGACATTCCCGGCCAAAGGCCCGGTGATGACAAAAATTGTTGGCAAGCAGACAACGCAAAAGCAAGAAGCCGCCCGCCGCGTTGCCGAGGACATGAACTACCAGTTGACCGAGGTCATGGTTGAGTTCCGCCCTGAGCACGAGCGCATGCTCTGGAGCCTGCCGGCCACGGGTTCTGCGTTCAAGAAGGTTTATTACGACCCCAGCTTGGGTCGCCAGACATCGGTGTTTGTGCCTGCCGAGGACGTGATCCTGCCTTACGGCGTGACGGACATCTTCACTTGCTACCGCGTCACCCACGTGATGCGTAAGACCGAGAACGAGATTCTCAAGCTGATGAACGCCGGGTTCTACCGTGAGGTGGACTTGGGCGAGCCCACCCGCAACATCGACGACATCCGCAAGGCCAAGGACGAAGAGACCGGCTTCAGCTCGATGAACGACGACCGCTACGAGCTCTTGGAGATTCAGGTTGACTTGGACCTTCCCGGCTTTGAGGACAAGGACAAGAACGGCGTGGAGACAGGCATCGGCCTGCCTTACATCGTGACGGTGCTGACCTCGACCAACGACATTCTGGCCATCCGCCGCAACTGGTCCCCTGACGACAACCTGCGCTTGAAGCGTCAGCACTTCGTGCACTACCAGTACATCCCCGGTTTCGGCTCGTACGGCTTCGGTCTGTTCCACCTGATCGGCGGCTATGCCAAGAGCGCCACCAGCCTGATGCGTCAGCTGGTTGACGCTGGTACGCTGAGCAACCTGCCCGGTGGTTTGAAGACCCGTGGCCTGCGTATCAAGGGCGACGACACCCCGATCGCTCCGGGCGAGTTCCGCGACGTGGACGTGGGCTCGGGCAACATCCGCGACAACATCTTACCGCTGCCTTACAAGGAGCCTTCGCTGGTCCTGTCGGGCCTGATGGACAAGATCGTCGAGGAAGGCCGCCGCTTCGCGGCCTCGGCCGACAACAAGATTTCAGACATGTCAGCCAATGCTCCTGTGGGCACCACACTGGCTATTCTGGAGCGGACCCTCAAAGTGATGTCTGCCATTCAGGCCCGTGTGCACTTCTCGCTCAAGCAAGAGCTGAAGATGCTCGCCGCCATCATGCGCGACTACGCGGACGACGATTACGACTACGAGGTTGAAGACGCACAGCCGCACGCACGCAAGGCCGACTTCAGCTACGTGGAGATCATTCCCGTGAGCGACCCCAACGCGGCCACTCTGGCGCAGCGTGTGGTGCAGTACCAAGCGGTGATCCAGCTGGCGCAGATGTCGCCACAGATTTACAACTTGCCGCTCTTGCACCGCCAGATGCTTGACGTGCTGGGTATCAAGGATGCCAACAAGCTGGTGCCAATCGAGGATGACCAGAAGCCCACAGACCCCGTGCGCGAGAACATGGACCTGATCAACGGCAAGCCCGTCAAGGCGTTCTTGGAGCAGGACCACCAAGCGCACATCGCCGTGCACATGGCTGCGATGCAGGACCCCAAGATGGCGCAGCTCATCGGCCAGAACCCCATGGCCCAGCAGATTCAGGCGGCAGCAATGGCTCACATCAACGAGCACATGGCCTTCGAGTACCGCAAGCAGATCGAGCAGCAGTTGGGTGCTCTGCTGCCCTCGGAGGAAGAAAACGAGAACATGGACCCCGAGGTCGCGGCCAAGGTTGCTCAGATGGCAGCGCAAGCCGCCACCCGTTTGCTGCAGAAAAATCAAGCAGAAGCGGCTCAACAGCAAGCCCAACAGCAAGCACAAGACCCCGTCATCCAGATGCAGATGCAAGAGCAAGCTCGCAAGGATGCCGAGACGCAGGCAAAAATTCAGCAGGGCAACCAGAAAATCGCCATCGAAGAGCAGCGTCTGGCAATGGACGCCGCCAACAAGGCAGACCAGACCGAACTCGCCAAGCAGCGTTTGGCTGTCGAGGCACTGGATAAGGCCGACAAAACGGAAATCTCCGAAATAACGGCCATGCAACGTAATACGAAAGGTAACCAATGAGCCCTGAAACCGATGCGTTCATCCGTGTGCTGCGAGAAAAAATTCGAACGGACATGAACAACTACGCCGATGACGTTGCTACCGGCGCTTGTCAGGATTTTCCTGCGTACAAAGAACTGTGTGGTGTCATTCGAGGTCTGGCGGTTGCTGAACGCCACATCTTGGACATCGTGCACGCCGCCCGCAAAGCCAATGGCGACATGGACGACGACTTGAATTGACCTCAGCTCCCCGTCTGGTCAACGGGCCGCTCGTAGCACGGTTTGCTACGCCTCTGTGAAAGTGAAAAAAATGAGTGAAACACTCGACTCTCCTGTGATCGAAACGGTTCAGATGCCTGACGAAGACGCATCTCCTGCCGAAAAAGCACGCATGCTACCGGACCCAACCGGCTGGCGCATCTTGTGTGCAATCCCCACCGCCAAGAACACGTTTGAGAACTCCAACATCCTCAAGGCCGACTCGGTCATGCGGGTGGAAGAGCAGACGACGGTCGTTCTGATGGTGCTCAAAGTTGGTCCCGAAGCGTACAGCGACAAGGAGAAATTCCCCTCCGGCCCGTGGTGCAAAGAAGGCGACTTTGTGATGGTGCGTGCGTATGCAGGTACCCGCTTCAAGATTTTCGGCAGTGAGTTCCGGTTGTTGAACGACGACCAGATCGACGCCGTTGTGCAAGACCCTCGCGGCATCATGCGCGTTTAAGGAGAGATCATGGACCCAGATAACTTTAAGTTCCCCGACGAAGTCGAGGACAAAAAACCCAATACGGGGGCCGACGAAGAAGACTTTGAAGTCGAGATCGTTGACGACACACCCCCTGCAGATCGCGGCCGACAGCCTCTGAACAAGAAGGTTGAGGACCCAACCGAAGACGAGCTCGAAGAGTACGGTGCTCGCTCCCAGCAGCGCATCAAAGAGCTGACCCACGCACGTCACGATGAGCGTCGGGCCAAGGAAGCCGCTGTTCGTGAGCGCGAAGAAGCCCTGCGCGTGGCCCAGCAGTTGATCGAAGAGAACAAAAAGCTGCGCGGATACGTCAACACCGGTACCGAGGCTTACGCCCAAACCATGACGAAGAACGCGGAGATGGAGCTCGACGCAGCTCGCCGTGAGTACAAGTCTGCACAGGAGGCGTACGACAACGACGCCATGATGGCCGCGCAGGAAAAGATGCTCGACGCGAAGTTAAAACTTGAAAGTGCAAAAAATTTCAAGCCAGTACCTTTACAAGAGCGTGAAAGTGCTGTACAAATCAACCCATCGCAACCCGCAGCCTCCAAGCCTGACGAAAAGTCACTGCGCTGGCAGCAAAAAAACCAGTGGTTTGGTGCTGAGGGATTCGAGGACTTAACCAGCTACGCGCTGGGACTGGACCTAAAATTGCGCAACAACGGCGTTGACCCCAGAAGCGACGCCTACTACGAGCATATCGACGCTCGCTTGCGAGAGAAGTTTCCAGAGGCGTTCACGCAATCCCGCGTGGAAGACTCCGGTCAGACATCCTCGGCTACTCCACGAAAACCTACAGTGGTGGCTGCTGTAACCCGCACGTCGGGCGCAAGCAAAGTCAAGTTAACCAGCACCCAAGTGGCGTTGGCAAAAAAACTTGGTCTTACCCCGCAGCAATACGCTGCTGAACTGTTGAAAATGGAGAACCGAAATGGCTGATGCTCGTACAAATCGTGACTTGGTGTCGCGCGAAAAATCCATGCGTGCAGTGTATGTGCCTCCCAGCACCTTGCCCGCGCCCGACCCACAACCGGGTGTTGCTTTCCGATGGATTGCTACCGCAATCATGGGACAACCGGACCCAACCAACGTGTCCAAAAAGATGCGTGATGGCTGGGAACCCGTGAAAGCAAGCGACCACCCAGAATTGATGCTGCAAGGCAACAAGGAAGGTAATGTGGAAGTTGGCGGTTTGATGCTCTGCCGAGCTCCTTCAGAAATGATGGTTGCCCGTGACGAGTACTACCAAAAACAAGCCGAGGCGCAGGTGGATTCTGTGGATAACAACTTCATGCGCAATAGTGACCCGCGTATGCCCCTGTTCAGTGAGCGTGAATCACGTACGAGCAAGGGCCGTGGGTTTGGTTCAGGTTCTAAATAACGGAGAAACCCTATGACATATCCTGTCGTTTCTGCTCCCTACGGACTGAAGCCGATCAATCTGATCGGTGGTCAAGTCTATGCCGGTTCAACCCGTGCATTCAGCATTGCCAGCGGCTATGCAGCGAACATCTTCTACGGCGACGTGGTCAAGATTGTTTCTGGTGGTGTCATCGAAAAAGACACCGGCACCTCTACAGCTACCCCTGTGGGTATCTTCATGGGCTGCTCATTCACCAACCCATCCACCAAGCAACTGCAATTCCAACAGTTCTGGCCCACCGGCACTGTGGCTGCTGATGCTGTGGCTTTCGTTGTTGATGATCCAGATGTCCTGTTTAAGGCCGTCTTGGTCGCTGGCACCACCGCCGATGACACCGCCTCCGGTTTGCTCCCCGCATACTTGGGTCGTACCGTTATTGGCAGCAACGCCGCTTTGGTCCAGAACGCTGGCTCGACCACCTCTGGTGACAGCAAGATCGGTGTTTACACCGCTGCTGGCGCTACTACCACCGCTACGCTGCCTATCCGCATCGTTGACGTGGTTGTGGACACTGCCAACTCGTCTGGCAACTTCGTCGAATTGATCTGCAAGTGGAACGCACCTTCCGCCGCGATTACCATCGACTTCACCGCTGAAACTGCTTCTGTCTCGTTGGCAGGTGGTCATCAGTACCTCAACCCAACCGGCGTCTAATAAGGAGCTAAATCATGGCTATTTCACGCGCACAACTGCTGAAAGAATTGCTCCCCGGCCTGAACGCCTTGTTCGGTTTGGAGTATGCAAAGTACGGCGAAGAACACAAAGAGATTTTCGAAACCGAAACCTCCGAGCGTTCGTTCGAAGAAGAAACCAAGCTGTCTGGCTTCAGCGCTGCCCCGGTTAAGTCCGAAGGTGCCGCTATTGCTTATGACAATGCGCAGGAAGCCTTCACCGCACGTTACACCCACGAAACCATCGCTTTGGGCTTCTCCATCACTGAAGAAGCTGTGGAAGACAACCTGTATGACAGCTTGTCCAGCCGCTACACCAAGGCTTTGGCCCGTGCCATGGCATACACCAAGCAGGTCAAGGCCGCTTCGATCTTGAACAACGGTTTCTCCGGCAGCTACACTGGTGGCGACGGCGTTTCTTTGTTCAGCACCGCGCACCCCTTGGTCTCTGGTGGTACCAACAGCAACCGTCCTGCAGTCGCCTCCGATTTGAACGAGACTTCCTTGGAAGCCGCCGTTATCCAGATCGCTGCGTGGACTGACGAACGTGGTCTGTTGATCGCTGCCAAGCCCCGCAAGCTGGTCGTGCCTCCTGCACTGATGTTCGTTGCCAAGCGTCTGCTTGACACCGAGCTGCGTGTGGCCACTGCTGACAACGACTTGAACGCGTTGAAAGCAATGGGCTCGATCCCTGAAGGCTATGCCGTCAACCACTTCTTGACCGACAACAACGCTTGGTTCCTGTGCACCGACGTTCCAAACGGCTTGAAGCATTTTGTGCGTACCCCGCTGCAAAATTCCATGGACGGGGACTTCGATACCGGGAACGTTAGGTACAAAAGTAGAGAGCGTTATTCATTCGGATGGAGTGACGCCCTCGGAATGTACGGTTCGCCCGGTTCGAACTAAGCACCGTAGTCGCTTGGCTCACAGCCAAGAAAGACGCAGCACAAAAAAGCCCCTTCGGGGGCTTTTTTGTTGCCTGTTTGACGGCGAAAATAGCTGTGGTATATTTCCTGTGTCGTATCAAGGAGCACACATGGACACCACAAACCTACCCAAGACCCGAGCCGAAGCCAAGGCAACGGGGGCCAAGTACTATTTCACCGGAGAGCCGTGCAAACACGGGCACATCGCACCGCGCAAGACCAAGGGCGTCTGCGTAGATTGCATGAAACTTCAATGGCAGCGAGACAACGAAACCCGCGCCGAGTACTTCGCGCAGTACAACCAGTCTGAAGCCGGTAAAGATGCGAAGCGACGTTACTACGAAACAAACAAAGACGCTGTTATAGCGCGAGCAAACGCCCGTCCGGCCGAGGAACGCAAGGGGCACCGGGAGAAATATAAGAAGCAAAATCCGGAGCTTTACAAAGCCTTTGTCAGTGTTCGCAAACGCCGCCACAAAAAAGCAACGCCGCCGTGGATAACGGCGGAGCAAAAGTTGGCCATTCGACACCTGTACCTTCAGGCTATGAGCCTTACAAAACTGACCGGCGAGCGGTACGTGGTCGACCACATTGTTCCGCTAATCAATCCGGCAGTTTGTGGCCTCCATGTGCCATGGAACCTGCGGGTCATCACACAGGAAGAAAACTTGCAAAAATCGAACAAGCTCGTTGACCCCACCACACCAGCGTGATATAAACACCCAACCCGGATTTTTTCGGTGTTCTGACGGCTCCGGGCCGACGTCATGCAGACAGAACACTTCAACCGCATGAGGAACCAATCATGGCACGCACTACGTTCAACGGCCCAGTCACATCCCAAAACGGATTCATCGACGGCCACCAAGTCTCCACCGCCAACGCAATCAACTCCACGGCAACCGCTACTGCAGCTCAAGTTGCATCTGGTTACATCACTTCGACCTCGGCTGCCGCTACCACGATCACCTTGCCTACCGGTACGGCTCTGGGTTCTGCCATCGGCGCGACCAAAGGCACCGTGTTGGACTTGTTCATCGACAACACCGCTGGCGCAAACACCGTGACCATCGCAGTGAACACCAACGCGATCCTGTCCACCGCAGCTACAGATACCGCTGGCTCTTTTGGTGATTTGACTGTTGCCTCCGGCGCTACCGGTTTGGCTCGTTACACCATCATGTTCTCCAGCGCTACTGCCTACGTGTTCACGCGCACTGCCTAATTAGGAGCCCACCATGGGTATGCAAACTGACGTCTTAGCGACCAAGCCGCTGACGGCGACTGGCAACTTCAAGACCCAAGGTGATGGCGACATTCCCCGTACTCGTGTCAAAACGATCTACGCCGTGAATGGTGCCAGCGCCGGGTCTGTGGTGATCCGCGAAGGTGGGGCCTCGGGCAACATCATCGCCACGGTTAACACCGCTGCCAACACGACTGCCGGCTACACAATCATCCCCGTTCCGGGAGAAGGCGTTCTCTGCAAAGAGGGCGATCTACACGGCACGGTGACGAACACCACGTCCATCGTTTTGTTCTACGGCTGATCATGGCTACCAAGAAGAAGACCCCATCCCTTGCAGTCGGTCGTGGTGAGAAGCTACCCGTCTCCAAAGGAGCGGGGCTGACTGCCAAGGGCCGTGCCAAGTACAACGCTGCCACCGGTAGTAATCTCAAAGCCCCCCAGCCCCAAGGCGGCAAGCGCAAGAACTCTTTCTGCGCTCGCATGTCCGGGATGCCGGGTCCGCTGAAAGACGAAAAGGGCCGGCCCACCCGCAAGGCGGCTGCCCTGAAAAGATGGAAGTGCTGACATGAGTGACGATGCTATCCAAACAGCCCGAGAACTCGCCACGCATGCGTCCGACATCAAGCATTTGCAAGATGACATGGACAAGATGCTGGTGAACATGAAAGAGATGCAAGCAACGTTGTTGGCAATCGACAAAACGCTTTCCGAAGCTCGTGGCGGATGGAAGGTTTTGATGTTGGTTGGCGGAGCCAGTAGCGTCGTGGGCGCAGGGTTGGTTCAACTCACCAATTGGTACGTGGGGAAGTAATGCCCAGCAAATCACCAGAGCAGAAGAAGTTCATGCAAGCGGTGGCGAACAACCCCAAGTTCGCCAAGAAGGTTCAGGTGCCCGTCAAGGTGGGTAAAGAGTTTGTAAAGGCCGACAAGGCCAAAAGGAGCAAATGATGGAAAACGCAATGATGAAGAAAATGGGTCGCGGTATGGCCAAGGCCGACATGCAAGAGATGTTCGGCAAGAAAAAGCCTGCAGCCAAAAAAGCTGCGGCCAAGAAGCCCGCCATGAAAATGGGCGCGGTCAAGACCAATTCGCGTCCTGACGGTGTGATCAAAAAGGGCGGCACCAAGGGCACCATGATCAAGATGGCTGGCGGCGGCAAAACCTGCTAAGGAGCGCACCATGAGCAAAGCAAAAATGGCGTCGCTGAAAGCGCATAAGTCTGCAGGCGAGTCGCGCAAACGTGCGAGCGACATCAAGGGCATGCTGCAAACCGCTGAAGACGAAAAGAACCAGCCCAAGCTGGACGAGGCATACGAGAAGGCTCGTACCACGTTCAAAGCCGGCGGTTACGTCCGTGCGGCTGATGGTTGCGCCAAAAAAGGCAAGACCAAAGGCAAGATGGTCTGACATGCTACGCAGTCGCGGTATGGGGGACATGCTCCCATCTAAAATGCCCGGACCAAAGCGTAAGGGCCGTCTGGATGACACCGACTTCACCCAATACAAAGAGGGTGGGAAGGTGAACGCCGCTGGCAACTACACCAAGCCCAGTCTTCGCAAGAAGATCGTAAGCCAAGTGAAAGCCGCTGCCACGCATGGAACCAAGGCGGGCCAATGGTCTGCACGTAAGGCACAATTGGTCGCCAAGAAGTACAAAGCCGCTGGCGGCAGGTACAGGGACTGAGATGAAAGCACCGCAGAAATCTCTAAAAGACTGGACCGACCAAAAATGGGGGACCAAAAGTGGTAAAAAATCTTCTGAAACAGGTGAACGATACCTACCTAAAGCTGCGATTAAAAGCCTCAGCCCTGCTGAGTACGCTGCTACAACGCGTGCGAAACGCGCTGGCAAAAAAGCCGGGAAGCAGTTCGTAGCGCAGCCCAAGTCCATCGCAAAGAAAACAGCAGGGTTTAGATAATGGCTGAATACAAAAGCGTTTTAGAAGACGACGCTCCAGAGTATGGCTCCAAAGCATGGCGCGATATGATGGAGAAAAAACAGGCTTTACAAACAGACACCACCCTAGAAAGTTTGCTGGCTGCACCCGTGCGCGGCGCAATGGCTTTGGCAGCCCCTCTGCGCGGTAAAGCAGCGGCAAAAGCAAAACCAGACATCAGCGGCTTGATTGGCAGAGACGTCGCCAAAAACGAGAAGCAAGATAAGTTGCTTGCGGAAATCATCAAAAAAACAGGTAGGCACCCATTTAAAGCTTCACCGGAAGTTTTGAAAAAAGAAAAAAACGCTCGCATTCTCTCTCGCGTGAAAAGAGAGGTTGGGGAAGATGCCGCCAAAAGTCAGCTGGCCAGTGTTGGCTTCGGGGCTGATCGTGCTTTCAATAGCGACGACTACAAAAAAGGCGGTACAGTCAAGAAGGCGGCTTCCAAAGCTTCTTCTCGTGCAGACGGCATCGCCCAAAAAGGCAAGACCAAAGGTAGGATGATTTAACCATGGCAACATCAGGCGTCGCAAACTTCAATTTGGACCTCTCCGAGATCGTCGAAGAGGCGTTCGAGCGTTGCGGCGGCGAACTCAGGACCGGTTACGACCTGCGCACAGCGCGGCGTTCCTTGAACTTGATGTTTGCAGACTGGGCCAACCGAGGCGTGAACATGTTCACCTTCGAGCAAGGCACGATTAACTTGATCCCCGGCACTGCCACATACAACCTGCCAGAAGACACCGTGGACCTGCTGGAGCATGTCATCCGCACAGGCGCTGGCAACGAATCAACACAGGCCGACCTGACCATTACCCGGATCAGCGTCTCGACCTACGCCACGATCCCCAACAAACTCCAGCAAGCCCGACCCATCCAGATTTGGGTGGAGCGCTTGAACACCCCTCGCGTGACCCTGTGGCCCATACCAGACGACAGCCAGACGTACCAGCTCGTCTATTGGCGCATGCGCCGTATCCAGAACGCAGGTGATGGTGTGAACACGATGGACATGCCGTTTCGCTTCATCCCCTGCATGGTTGCAGGCTTGGCCTACTACTTGGCCCTGAAGGTGCCCGGTGGTGCCGAGCGTTTGGGTGTGCTCAAAGAACAGTACGACGAGGCTTGGGGCTTGGCCGCAGGTGAAGACCAAGAAAAAGCCGCTGTTCGATTCGTGCCCCGCCAGCAGTTCATTGGGAGCTGAGCGTGGGTAATCGGTTTGCCCAAGGCAAAAAGGCGATCTCGATATGCGATCGCTGTGGCTTTCAGTTTCGGCTCAAAGAGCTAAAAGCATTGGTCATCAAGACCAAGAACGTCAACATTCTGGTCTGCAAAGAGTGCTGGGAGCCTGATCAGCCGCAGCTGCAACTGGGCATGTTCCCAGTGGACGACCCGCAGGGCCTGCGCAACCCGCGTCCTGACAGCAGCTATCTGCAGTCGGGCTTGTTGGCAGATGGTTATGCCGGTGGGGGTAGTCGAGACATCCAGTGGGGCTGGCTGCCTGTTGGCGGCGCGTATGCCACAGATGCAGGTTTGACGCCAAATGACTTGGTGTTGAACGTGGAAGTTGGTACAGTAACGGTAGTTGTAACGTAAGGAGCCGACATGGCAACCAAACACTCTGATGTGAAGATGGACAAGAAGGTGATGCAGAAGATGCTCAAAGCGCACGCGAACAAGCCTGCGTCAAAAGCTCACAAGGGCTTGGCTGAAGGCGGCGGCATCAAAATTCGCGGCACTGGCGCGGCTACAAAAGGCACCATGGCCCGTGGCCCAATGGCGTGAGGTCTGAATGAACTACGCCGAGCTGTCTGCCAACATTCAAGCGTACTTGGAGAACACGTTCCCGGACACCGGGACGTGGGACGGCCAGACAGTCACGTCCGAGGATCAGATCAACACGTTCATTCGGCAAGCCGAGCAGCGCATCTACAACACGGTGCAGTTCCCCTCGATCCGCAAGAACGTGACGGGCTTGACCACGGTATCGAACAAGTACCTGTCGTCGCCCTCTGACTTCTTGTCGGTGTACTCAATGGCGGTCATTGACGCTACCGGGCGCTACGAGTTTCTGCTCAACAAGGATGTGAACTTCATCCGTCAGGCGTACCCTAACCCGGCGTCTACCGGCATCCCGAAGTACTATGCACTGTTCGGTCCAACGACCACGAACACAAACCCTCCGGCACCCACGAATGAGCTGAGCTTCATCCTTGGCCCAACGCCAGATGCGGCGTATAATGTAGAACTTCATTACTATTACTTCCCCGAGTCCATTGTTACAGCGGGTACTACGTGGCTCGGAGACAATTTTGATTCTGTGCTGCTGTATGGATCGTTAGTCGAGGCCGCTATATTTATGAAGGTCGATGTGCAAACTGAAGGCATTGTTCTGGAAACTAAATACAAAGAGGCTATGGCATTGGCTAAACGCTTGGGTGATGGCCTCGAAAGGTCCGACAGTTATAGAAATGGGCAGTACCGTCAGGCGGTGACATGACACGATACACCCGACAAGAAGCCAAAGCGTTAGGGTTGCCAACATGTTTTGGGAGTCCCTGCAAAGCGCATCCAGAGTTGGATGGACTACGTCGGGTGTCCGGGGCCTGTGTGGAGTGCGCAAAACAAAATTTGCAGAAAAGCCGATCAACCGATCCGGAGCGTACACGTTTGCAACGTCAGAAAGACCGTTTAAAAGCTATGGCGGACCCTTTGAAGGCGCAGAAAAAACGTGACCGGGATGCCGAATACCGAGCAAAAAACCGAGAAAAGTGCGCAGAAATCATCAAGGCTTGGTCGGCCAGAAATCCAGAGAAAGTGCGCGAGTACGCTCGCAAGACCAAGTTTAAAAACGCCGAAGCTATTCGTGTAGCCGGTGTGCGGTATCGCCAAGAGAACCCTGAAAAGCGCAAGCAGACAACCCGCAACTGGCGGCAGAACAACAAGCACCTCGTAGCAGCCGCGCAACAACGACGCCATGCGGCCGAGCTAAAGCGAACACCAAGCTGGCTGTCAGATGACGAGCACTGGGCTATGCAGCAGGCTTATGAGATTGCGGCTTTACGCACAAAACTTTTTGGTTTTGTTTGGCACGTCGATCATATAATTCCGCTTCAAGGAAAGCGCGTGTCGGGGCTGCACGTACCACTAAATTTGCAAGTCATACCCGGCGTTGAGAACATGCGCAAACTGAATAAATTCGAGGTCGCCGCATGATCACCCAAACCGCAACCACTTCGTTCAAAGCCGAGCTTCTGCAAGGCATCCACGACTTCAACACCGACACGTTCAAGATCGCTTTGTATCTGGCTACGGCCGACTTGGATGCAAGCACCACCGTTTACACGGTGACCGGCGAAACTTCCGGGACTGGCTACACGGCCGGCGGGGAAGTCATGACCGGCATCAGCGTGAACGCAGCTGGCTATGTGAACTTCGCCAACGTGTCGTGGAACCCTGCAGCGTTTACCGCTCGGGGTGCCCTCATTTACAATAGCTCCAAAGGGAACAAGTCCGTCGCGGTCTTGGACTTTGGTTCCGACAAGACTGCAACCAACACGTTCTTGGTGCAGGTGCCCGCCAACACAGTGTCCAGTGCACTGATCCGTTTTTCCTAATAGGAGCTTGAAATGAGCATTGAAAAAGTCAAAGCTGGTGGCGTGTTCACCGTGCAGTGTTTCGACAGCGAGGGAAACCTCAAGTGGTCTGAAGAGAAGCACAACCTCGTGGTCAACGTCGGCCTCAAGGACATGAATGACAAGTATTTCACCGGCTCGGGTTACACCGCTGCTTGGTACATTGGCCTGTACGGCGCTGCCGCTTCGAACAACCCTGCGGCAGCCAACACCATGACCTCCCACGCTGGCTGGACGGAAGTCACGGCGTACAGCCAAGCTACTCGTCCCCAAGCTATCTTCAGCGCGGCTACTACGGCCGATCCTTCGGTGATCACCAACTCGTCTTCTGTGGCAGTGTTCAGCATCAACGGTACGACCGTTGTGGGCGGTGCGTTCCTGACCTCAAACAATACCAAAGGCGGCACCACTGGCGTGCTGTTCTCGGCCTCCGACTTCGCCGCTCCCGGCGATCGCGCTGTGGTCTCGGGCGACGTGATCAACTGCACGTACACCTTCAGCCTCGACGCTGCGTAATGTGTTTGCAGGAGCCCCATTCGCTACATCGCCGTTCGCCGCGCTGAGCGGCAACGTCTACATCGCACTCATCAATGAGTCTGCGTCTGGGGCTGACCTAACTTCTGCGCTGGCCAACTTCGCCAGCAATATCTCTGAGAGCGCCACCGGGACGGATTCAGTATCCACCCGCGTGGTGTTTGTCTCTCTGGTCACGGAAACTGCCACAGGACAAGATCAGGTCTCTGCGCTTGCTTCGGTCAATGTGGCCGTCTTTGAACTCGCCAGTGGTCTGGACTCGGTCTCAGCACTGAGCAACTTCGCCACAAACGTCAATGAGAGCGCTACAGGCTCCGATCTGACCAGCTCCACCCCTGAGTACCTCGGAACCATTTTGGAGGGTGCCACGGGCTCGGATGTAGCCAGCACGCTGGTGTCTTTGGTCTCCACGGTCAACGAGACGGCGGTTGCTGCTGACCTGATTGAAGCGCTCAAGGCGACCATGACAATGGTCTTCGAAGGTGCCACGGCGCAGGACACAATCTCGGCCAACACGATTGTTCTGGCTCAAGTGACTGAAGCGTCGAGCATTGCGGATGCCCTGATCGGCCAAGTGGATTTTGCTACGGCTGTGACTGAAGCGGCGCAGGGCTCTGAGACGGTATCGGTGCAACAGTTGTTTGCTGTGCTGGTGGCCGAGCTGGGTATTGCGCAGGACAGCGTGAGCATGCGTCTGCTGTGGGAGCTGATTAATGACAGCCAGAGCGTGGCGTGGCAAAATGTGCAGACGAATACCGGCACCACATGGCAGGTCATCAACACCTCGGATGGGACCTCATGGCAGGTCATCAAGACCAGCTCGTAAGGAACACACATGGCTTTTGTTGTCAAAGATCGCGTTAAAGTCACCTCGACCACCACCGGCACAGGCACGTTTACACTGGGCGCGGCGGCTGTTGGCGGCTTCCAAACCTTCTCCGTCATCGGGGACGGGAACACCACCTACTACACCATCACGGACTCCACGGCCGCTGAGTGGGAAGTGGGCATCGGCACCTACACAGCTTCGGGCACTACGCTCTCGCGGGATACGGTGCTGGACTCAAGCAACGCTGGGGCGCTGGTGAACTTCGGTGCCGGCAGCAAGGATGTCTTTGTGGCCTACCCCGCTGAACGCGCTGTGGTGGGTGGCATGGGTTATGTCGAGAACGCGGCCACGGTGACATCAAGCTCGACGATCAACGCTGGGCACAACGCCATCTCAGGCGGACCGGTGACGATTGCCGGGGGTGTCAGTGTGACGGTGCCGTCCGGTAGCCGTTGGGTTGTGGTTTAAGGGGTAAGAAATGGCAATTGTTTTAGATGGAACCAGCGGGATTACAACGCCAGCGCTGGACTCGGCAGGCACCATAACAGCCCCAGACGTTGACTCAGCACTGAACGGGCTTTCCTACCCAGACGCATCGTCAATAGGCATGCGCAACCGCATCATCAACGGCGACATGCGGATTGATCAGAGAAACAACGGGGCGAGTGTGACTCCTACCGATGGGCAATATGCTTTAGATAGGTGGCGCTGCGGTCTAACTGCTGCGTCTAAATTCAGCGTTCAGCGAAACGCAGGTGCTGTTACGCCCCCGGTTGGTTTTACGAATTACTTAGGAGTCACGTCTTTGTCGGCGTACTCGGTGGGAGCAAGCGATACATTTGTCATTGAGCAGCCAGTTGAGGGGTTCAACACTTCTGACTTGGCATGGGGCACCGCAAGTGCGCAATCCGTTACGTTGTCGTTTCGGGTTCGCAGCTCTTTGACAGGAAGTTTTGGCGGAGTCATCTTAAACGGCACATAC